CATGGAGTCTTTGCTTTTAGAAGGATACAAAAAACAAAAGCTCAGAGCACACTCTGACTTTTATTGGAACAAGGAAGTTAATAATTGGGCAATAAGTTTCACAAACAAGTTCGACATAATGTGCGAAAGCAAAGGCAAGAACCTCGCCAGTATGGAGTTGTACAAGCAAATGAAGGGAATCGCATGATGACTAGAGAAAAACTAATACATCATCTTGAATCACTACGTGAAAAACATGATGAATTAGATAAAGAAATTAAAGAATTATACGAGCACCACACAGACGATTTTAAAGTCGAAGCACTTAAGAAAAAGAAACTTAAGATTAAAGACGAAATGGAGCAAACTTCTCAAAAATTAAAGAAGTTTGATTAACAAAAAAGGGCCTTATAGGCCCTTTCAGTTTGTTACATTATATGATTCAAACTGGATGTTAAGCCTTTGGTGCTTTTGGCTTGCGTGGTTTCTTTTGTCCACTTGAAGCTTTTTTTGCGCCTGCTGGCTTTTTAGCTTTAGCCGGCTTTGCAATTGACTCAACTGCTGCCTGCGTTGCTTGTTCGACTATTGGTGATGGTTCTGGAGTTTCAACTTTGTAAGGTGCTGCCTCTGGTTGTGTTGCCTCTGATTTACTACCAAATAGTTTCTTGAAAAATTTAATCATAATGATTCTCCTTGTCAATTATTTATTATTAAATATGCTACTATATTAAAAATGAATCAAAAAACGTCAATTATTACTGTAAGTTGTATTAGAGACCTACCTATGTTAGAGCTACAAGGACAGGGTATCTTTAATTTTCTTGATAAATCGTGTCCTATATACATTATTGTAAACGAAGAAGACACTAGTACTTGGTTTGACTACTTTAATAAAAACATCAGACACTATTATCAAAATCACAATTTAACAATTTTTACAAAACAAGAATTTGTTGCTCACTGGAATCAATGGGTTCCACATCAACTAAATCCTTGGGCAGTTGGGTGGGAAACACAACAGGTATTAAAATTGTTTATATCATTAAAAATAAAAACATCTCAGTATCTAATATTAGATAGTCAAAATTTTTTAATACAAGATTGGACACCAACAACATACGATTGTGAAAAAGTTCCAGCAAGACCCGGACACTTTGTAATGCCGATGGATATTTGGAATGATTATTCTTCAAAATTAGGAATTGAATCTAAAGAACCAAATAAAGAAACTATGGCAATGTGTACGCCGATGTTTGTAGATACTAGTGCAGTTAGGTCATTAATTAATAATTTTGGCGGTGAATTAAATTTTGCGTCATGGTTTAAATCTGCTTCGAAAATTAAAAGTGAATTTATCTTATACTTGTTATGGTTAGAAAAAATAGGAAGTTTTGATCAGTATCATCAAATGTATACCGTTCCCGAAGACTGGGGCAATCCTATGCTACGTGACTGTAATAGCGAAGAGGATTTTAATTTCTTTTTTGAAAGAATTGGAACGCATCACACCCATGCATGGGTAAGCATTAATCATCGAGCTTGGGGTAACATGACTATTAATCAGTATAGATTACTAAAAGACAAACTATCAACGTATAATTTATTTCCTAAGTTTGATGACTATAGACAATCATACGTTGATTTAAAATTCTAAGTGTCAAGCGCCAATTTGCCTCTTGCTCACGTTGGCTGTGCTACCCAAAAACAGGGAAAGTAGTAACTTGAGGATCCTTGGATGCCCTGTTGACCGCTTGACAAGATATTTATAGGTAAATATAGGACCATGTTTAATTTTATCAAATACGTTGTAAATGAAGGTAAAACTTCTAAAACTTTAAAACAAACACCATTGCCTTACGGAAAAACCGAACTTGGCCGCAGTTTGAGCAAACAATCCTTAGATTATCATTACGGCAAGTTATACAAAGCATACGTAGACCGTTATAATGCTGGAGAAGGTGATCCAGATTTCAACGAAGCAGGCGCATTTTTGCACGATCTTTATTTTACGCAATTTCAAGCACCACGTGGAACTAACAATCCAACTGGATCAGCCGCAGAATTTATTAACAAACATTTTAAAGATTTTAACAACTTTAAAAAAGAATTTGAAAAAACAGCAATGGGTATCCAAGGAAGTGGGTGGGTTTATCTAGCACGTGATGGAAAAATTAAAACAATTAAAAATCACGAAATTAAAATGGATGTTGTATTAATAATAGATTGGTGGGAACATGCTTGGGTATTAGACTATCAAGCTGATAAAAAAGGATACCTAAATAACCAGTGGAAAATCATTAACTGGGATGTTATTTCGGGTCGAGCTGGTCTATCGTCTTAAGACTACTAACAGGCATATCCCAAACTTTACGGGCTTCAACGCCCTTGCTTTGTGCAAACTTTTTAGCATCGCAATTTCCACAAACATGATAAACTGTATTGTTTAATCGCTTAGGATCCATGTTTCCTTTGTCTCGCTTAAACATACCACCGCAGCAATCACATTGGAATATTAATACTGTCTTTTTACGAAGGTAAGCGTGTACAGTACCATACTTGCTAGTACGATAATGACTAGTTTGTGCGTATTCTTGTCCAATAAACATATATTGTATTTACATTAAGGTTATAAAAATGTTTTGCTAAATATGATATCGAGGGCAAAAAGTGATCACAATTTCAGAATCAGCAAAAGAAAAAATCAAGGACTTGCTATATGAAGAAGGCAATCCTAAGTTAGCATTACGTACATTTGTACAAGGCGGCGGATGTAGCGGGTTTAGTTATGGATTTACATTTGACGAAGAAATTAACGAAGATGATTTTGAAATTCCCCTAGGCGAGTTTAAAGTTCTTGTAGATAGCATGAGTATGACATATCTACAAGGTGCAGAAATAGACTACAAAGAAGAGCTTATGGGCTCTCAATTTACAATTAAAAATCCCAACGCAGTTACAACCTGCGGATGCGGCTCAAGTTTCGGAGTATAAAATAAATGTCAAAGCAAATAATCGATATTGGCGTACAAGGTAATGATGGTACCGGCGATAGTATTCGCGATTCGTTCCGTAAAGTAAATGAAAATTTTACTGAACTTTACGCCGTTTTTGGTGTAGAAGGTGCTATTAATTTTACTGCATTAGGTGATACTCCAACTAGTTATTCTAGCAATCAAATTATTATGGCTAGCAATGCTGGCGATAAACTTACTGCTAGAACTATTGTTGCTCAAGGCTCAGTAACTATCAATACTACAGACGATGGACAACTTCGAATTGTTGGAGATAGTACTGGTTTAGCATCTGACCTTGCACCAAGATTAGCAAATAACTTAGATGCGTTAGGAACATTTACAGTTGTTCGCATGGCTGATCCAAGCCAAGCATTAGTTGATGCATGGAACAGTATTCCAGCTAACGCTACTAAGCAGACTACATTAGATCAATTACCGGTGACAGTTGGTTACGCAAACGACAACTATGTTCAAATTAGTAACACTGGACAAGTTACTAGCGTACTTAAAGTCCGAGATGAGCCTACTTTCCCAGATTACGGAAATCCAGATTATGATCCAACATTAGTTGGAAACTATACAGCTACTGAAGCTGTACAACGTAAATTTGTTGTAAGTCGCAAGGGCGACACAATGACTGGCAAGTTATTTTTAAACGATCATCCTGCACCATTAGAAGGATACGGAAGTCCTAATGGTGCAAGCGACTTGCAAGCTGCAACTAAATTTTATGTTGACAACCAAACATTTTCCAGTGCTGTTAACTTATATGTTAGTCAAGCCACCGGTGATGATTTACAACAAAAGACTCCGATTGGTAAAGAAGGGCGTTTCTGGCAGTATGCTTATAAGACCGTTGGTGCAGCTGCGCTAGCCGCTGAAAACTATATTGCATTAGCTAACCAAGAACCAGGCCCATACCGTCAAAGACTAAGTTATACTATTGGACCTGACCAATTTTTTAGCACTATTGAAAGCGTAACGTTAGTTGATGGTAATACTAATGTAGAAGGATATCAAGATGCATTTGACCTTTTACAAGTAAACAAAGGATTTATTCAAGCTGAAACTATTGCTTATATTAACAACAAGTATGTTAATAGATTTACTTATGATACTGTCAAATGTAATAGAGATACACAATTAATTTTAGACGCTGTTAAAGACGACATTGTACTAAACACAACATTTAATAGTATCCGTGCAGGTACTTTCTACTTTAACGGTACTGCTGATAAAGTAACTGGATCTCAATTAGTACAAACTATCGAAGCTATTAAACATGCACGAGACGAAGTCTTAGCTTATTCGTATGACGATGCTAACTTGTCTGTTTATATTGGTCAAGTCATTGATGCGTTATGCTATGACCTTGTTTTACAAAGTAACTACAGAAGTATACAAGTAGGGTTATATTTCCCAACAGCAGAAACTGATTTAAGTGCTGCTGAGATGAGCGAAATTTTAATTGACTTGCAAGATAATATTAGTGCGTTACAAGCAGTTTCAGGTCCGTTAGTACCTGCCGCAGTTATAGAATCAATCCAATCAAATATTCTAAACATCATTACAATTATTAATGGTGGAGAAATGCCCGAAGTGTCATTTCCAGATCAACCAGATACTAGTGTTGGCAAGAAGAGTGCTAGAGATTTATTAATAAACAACATACTATTTTTACAATCAGAAGCAGTTGCATTCCTAGGAGCTCAATATCCTAATTTAACTTATAATAGAGCCACTTGCAAACGAGATGTCGAATATATTACATGGAGCATCATTTATGATCTTATGTACGGCGGAAACAGCCAAAGTGTCTATGCCGGTTTAAGATACTGGAACGGTGCAACAAGAAACATTGCTAGTTATGAAGTTACTCCAACTATAGATGTTCTTGACTATTTAGAAAGTTTGATGATTAATATTGTTAACAGCGATAGCCCTACTACAGTTTATCAGCAAACAGTTAAGCAGTATAGAAATGAAACTTACTTGAATGGTTTTGAAGCAGTACCTTCTATTACTGCTAATGCCGCAATAATCAAAGACATTATCCAAGATCAAGGAACAGCACCGGCTATTGTTCAACCAACATTTACAAGTGCTGCAACTAGTTTAAAAAATGCTCGAACAGCAATTTTAACTAACAAATCAACGTTTGAAACGCAAGCAACAGGTTATGTTACTGATAACTTCCCTGTTATTAACGATCCGGCAGTACTATCAGCAATTAATAGTAAATTCCAAATTATTATTGATTTATTAAACATTGGTATAGAATCAAGAGTTGATCCAACATTTACTGCACCAGCAGGCACATCAGTTGGGTATCAAAATGCTAGATCACTAATAATGGCAAACAGTGACTTTATTGCCCAAATGGCTGAGGGATACTTGATTGCTAATGCGTCAATTGGATACACTTGGGACTCTGCGTTATTCCAACAAAATATTAAAGACATTCTTGAAGGCGCAGTATACGATTTAATTTATAATACAAACGCTGCAAGTATTTTTAAAGGAACACAATTAAACACTGACGGATACGGAACTGATAACGATTTTTCTAGTGCCGTTGCGTATGCTGGTACATTAATTATTACAAACATTATACAAAATATAGCAGTTGGATCTGTGTTCCCTAGCGTGACTGCTACACAATTTATAGACAACGTCACTTATCCTGGCGGTGGTATAGCAGGTACAGCAATTGGTTCATCATTTAGTACCGTCCAAGCAATCATGCAGGGAGGCGAGGGTCCAACACAAATTGATCCAATTTGGGCCAACTACACTACATCATATGTGAACGCTAGACGTGTTATTGATTTAAACAAGGCAAACATTGCACAAAATACAACTGACTGGTTAGATGCTAATTATCAAGGTGGCTTTAACTATGATGAAGCAACATGTTATCGTGATGTAGGATTAATCATTGATGCTATGAGTATTGACCTTATCACCGATGGTACATATCAGTCTATTAATGCTGGTAAGAGTTATTATCGAAATGCGTCAGCAAAAGCAGTAGCTATTGGAAGTCAATATAAAGAAACTGTAGACGGCATTGCATTTGCAAAACAAATTGCCATTCAAGTTCTAGAGCAATCAACTGCAACTAGATATCAAACCCTAGTGCCTCAAATATTTGACAATGCGTTAAACGCATCACAGGATTCAATTACTGACTTGTCAAATAATATGGATACTGTATTATCCATTATTCAAAATGGTGTCGGTATTGCACCTACTCCAACTTTTGGTTCTGGTATCTGGAGAATCAAAGTCAGCAACGGCGGTAACGGATACGTTGATCAGGGTTCACCAGGTAACAATGATATTATTCCTGCTAAAGTACTTGTTGGAACAGGTTCAGCAGCTTACGGTAGCATTGTCAGATACGAACCAGGCAATACTAGTGCAGAAGATATTATCGAACTTAGATTAACTAAACCTGGATTCTTTGTAGTAGGAGAAGAAATTGAGTTTGGTGAAACTGTACGTGATATCCACATTGTTATCCAAATTGAATCAGGGATCTATTACGAAGATTACCCAATTAGAATTCCGGCTAACGTATCTTTACGCGGTGATGAATTCCGTAGAACTATTATTCGACCACGTGATAGAATTAGTCAATCACCGTGGCGTAAAATTTTCTTCTATAGAGATTCAGTAATTGACGCTTTAGAATTAGGACCCATTGATACTGAACTCGATTTTGCTACAGATTCGGCTATTGACTTAGGCGGCACTAGTGCTAAAATTGTTGTTACTTTAGCATCAGGACAAGTTCCAGGTTCGTGGGTTGGTAAAATATTAATGGACGATCGTCCTGGTAAAACTGTTAACTCTACAAGTGCTTCAACTAACAGAGTTACTACTAGCGCACCTCACGGGTATGAAGTAGGAAATCCGCTTATCTTTACAGAAAGCATTGGTAACATTGTTGCTCATAGAAAGTACTATGTGTATGATGTTCCAACTTCTACTACATTTAGAATTTGTACAACAACTATTGATCCAACAGTATTCCAATTAGCTGACGATACTGGTCCAGTAACTGTTATGAGATACGACCGTAGAGGTAAGGCAGTTGTTGATTCAGTGAGCGGTAACTTTATGAACTGCTCAGTAATTTATCCATTCCAAGATAAGGGAACTGTTGCTGCCGGTGATTGGCATCTATATGATCCAATTAACTACGGACGCCATTACTTAGAAGATCCCCTAGACATAAACAGTCAAGCCAAAAACAATAAAGAAATTGACGTTCTATTAACAAATGATGCAAACCGCATTAGTAACTTAACATTCCAAGGGCACGGCGGATTTGCTATGGTACTTGACCCAGAAGGTCAAATTAAAACTAAATCACCATACGGACAAGTTTGTTCTTCATTCTCACAATCAAACAACCGCAAGCGTTTTGCTGGTGGACAGTTTGTTGACGGATTTGCAGGACGTTTACGCGGTACAATCAAAGCTGTTGAATACGATGGTATTACAGGTTTTGACTTTTCTAATCTTGTTAACGGTTCTGGTTATGCTCCATTATCAGGATCACAAATATACTATGATGTTCCGTTAACTGGTCAAACATATACAGCAACAAGTGTTAATGGTTCAACTAATCGAATTACATTAAATTCAATTGCTGATTTAGCAGCCGGTAGTGCTATTAGATTTAGTGGTACAGGCTTTGGAGGAATTGAACCAGGTAGATTATATTACATCAATACTATCTACATCACTAATGAAATTACTATTAGTTTAATTCAATCTTCAGAACCTGGAGAAGTTATTGACTTATCTAATGGCAGTGGTTCAATGACTATGACCAATGGTGGTGTTAATGGTACAGCCAACGTCACTGTTACTAACGGTGTTGTTACTAACATTATTGTTAACCAAATTGGCGAGTACTACAAAACTGGTGAATGGTTAACTGTAGACAATTCAAACTTAGGCGGCACAGGAAGCGGATTTAAAATTCCTGTATTAGGAGTAACTGGTAAAGGTACACAAATTACTGTTCAAGGAACAACTAATAGCGGTTTAGATATCCGTCCGCCGCAACCCCCTTGTGCATTCTTTGTGGCTGGTGTTCGTTATCAAATTAACGATGTAGTCAGATATGATCAATCAACTGCAACTGTTGTATTAACATTAGACACAGCAACACCATATGATGCTGCTGGAGTATATCAAAACGATATTTGCTCACGAGATGTAGGTTTAATTTTAGATGCAGTTACATACGATTTAGTAATTGGTTCAAACTATCAAACTGTTAAAGCTGGTACATCATATACGCGAGCAACTGCTAGTGTAGTTATTACTAATCAAAAAACACAAACACTGGCTGGATTAAATTATGCTAAAGATTTAGCAACTGCTACTTTATCTGATCCAGCATCAATCACTAGTATTAACAATAGCATGGCTCTTGTTAATACAATTATTGATCAAGGTGTGAGTGCTGCGCCAGCAATTACATATCCATCAGTAACTGGCTTAACTACTACTGTTGCTGAAAAAATTAAAAATAATATCGTAGCTAATAAAAACTTTATTACTGCTGAGATTGTTGCTTACATTGCAGCATCATTTAACTTAAAGAACTACGCAGATTACAGTTCAGTTAAGTCACGCCGTGACGCTGGTTATGTTGTCGATGCATTAGTGTATGATATTATGTACGGCGGCAATTCAATGACGTATGATGCAGCATTGTCTTATTTTAGTTTTGGTCAAAGTTATATTTCAACAACTAAGGCAATTTGTATTTCTGCAATGGACAGATTAAAAACTATTGCAAAACAAATTGTTCTTAACTCAACAGTTACAAAATCTGCAGGAAACGTTGAAACTCAAAATACAAGTTTACCAGCAGTACTTAATACTGATGCTGAATATACTACAATAGGAACATTAGTTGATATTGTTACTGACTATATTAATGATGGCGACTTTGATACACCAACTGTAAGAACAACACCCGACGTTGCAAATTCAGGTGCATGGGGTGCATTAAATTCAACATTACTAACATCAAGAACAACAGTTCTTGCTGCAAAAACAACTATTCAAGACAGCACAATTGAATTCTTAAATGACGGTGGCGACTTAACTATTAACATCGAAATGGGCGGTAACAAGTCTATGCTTGCCAACGACTTTGCGATGATTAACGATTTAGGTTACGCTATCCTTTGTACTAACGGTGGTATATCAGAACAAGTTTCAACATTCACGTACTACTGCCATACACACTATTGGGCTAACAACGGTGGACAAATTCGTTCTGTTGCTGGTTCTAACGCACACGGTGACTATGGTCTACGTGCTTCCGGCTTTGACGTAACTGAAAAGCCAGATGCTGTTAAACTTGCTTATGACATGGTCCAAGTTGCTCGTGTTTATAAGTCAGGACAATTTGCTAGTGAAATGACTCCAACTGTTGGTAAACAAGCATTGAGCGTGTTTATTATAGGTTACAGTTACATTCCACCTAACGTGAGTGAATTAGAAATTGATCACTCAATGGCCGGTGGCGGAATTACACGTTACGAAATTAACTCTATTGAACATACTGTTGTTACTATTGGAGGTCAAAACGTCCTCAAATTAAATTTAAGTTCAGCAGGTAACAATGGAACATCAAGTACTGGTCTTGCATACGCTTTATATGACGGGCAACAAGTTACTATTCGTGTATTACAGAATATTAAATTTAATGAAATTGCTAACGTCAACCCAACTCGTCCAAGTACTGCATTACAGTATAACGACAACTTAGCAGACATTTATCGTATTCTTGCTTATAACTTAAACGATTCAACTGGTGAATTATTAGCAGATAACGTTTCAATATTGCAATCTGATAGCTCGTTTAACTATTATAAGTTTACAACTGATTTAACCTATATTGGTAATGTTGACTGGGACTTTGCTTTAAAAATTGGATCTGTAAGTGGTAATGGTACTACTGTTACTGTTACATTTGCTGTAACTCAGGCAAGTGCTCCTTATACTGTTGGCGATTATATTACAGTTCAAGATGTTGTCGATAACAGCGTAGCAACAAACAAATATAACGGTTCATTTATTGTAACTGACTGTTCAACTACATACGTTAAGTACGCAAGTACAGTAACTGACACTTATGTTAGCGGTGGTTATGTAAGTAATGTTACCCAAGGTTCTCGTGTAGGAGATATTAAACTTGCTGTTCTCGAAATCAGCCAACCTACTGTTATTGCACAAATTAACAAAGGAACGTATGTTACTGGCTGGCATGGACGTACACATCGTGTTGCAAGTTACACACAACCATTAAAGATTGCACAAGGTAACTTTGTAGCATCTAGTTGGAATGGCGGTACTAGTGTATTCCAAGTTGACAACGTCTCTGGTACTATCGAAATCGGTGATATCATTACCGGAACAGGGTTTAATGGTACCCAAGTAGTTTCTAACATTGTAGCACCAATTTCTACAACTGGTGCATACACTATTACATATACTGGGTCTGGAGTAACTACTCCATCTGGCACTATTATATTTGGTATTCAACGCAATGGTTATCTAAACATTGACCCTAACCCAATTAGTAATATTATTGGAGACGGAACTACAATTGATGCGTTGTCTTATGTGAGCAAAGTTGTTCCTACTTCAGGATTAAAATTTGTTACATATAATGTACCATACACACCATCAACATTACCAATCGTTGACAACTGGTACAGAATTACTGGTCAATCTAATACTAACTACAATTTCTGGAGACAAATATCTTCAGCAGTAAGTAAAACTGTTATTACAGTTCCTGACGTTACCGGACTAACTGTTGGTATGTTAGTGACCAGTTTAAGTGCTGGCGCATACATTCCAGACGGTGCAATTATTCAAGAAGTTGATTCAGTTGCAAATACATTTACAGTAAGCCCTGCTTGCTGGGTTCCATCTGGTTCTATTGTTAGTTCAACGATTGTTGCAACTGTAGCAAGTATTACTATTACTAACGCAGGTAGCAACTATACTTCAGGTGCTCCAACAATTACGTTTGTAGGCGGTAGTCCAACTGTTGCTGCTATTGCAACTTGTACCGTTAAGAATGGTGCTATTGATACTGTAACAGTTGTAAGTCCAGGTTACGGATACCAAAGCCAACCAACTATTGTATTAAGTTACGGTAATGGTCAATTGACTCCAGTGTTAACATCAAGTCCAACTATTACTACAACAGCAACAGCAGGTACTTCAACCAACCAAATTACTGTTGCTTATACTTCTGATCCTGGCACATTTAATTTAAATGACCAAGCATCGTTTACTGCTACAATTAGCAACGGTAGTGGCGGATCAGGAACACAACTTAACGTTAGTGCTGTAAGCAATGGTACTATTAAGATTGGCCAAACTGTTAGCGGTACTGGTGTAACTGACGGTACTAAGATTACTGCATTTGTATCAGGATCAAATGGCGGCATTGGTATATACACCGTTGATACTGCACACAACTTAACTTCACGTGCTATGACTTCTGTCATACGCATTAGTAGTTTTGGAAGCAAGACTGGCCCGGCTGTTATTGTAGGTAGCATTACTGGAACTACGCTAACAGTGGCAAGTGTTTCTTCTGGAACATTAGCAATTGGCCAAAAGATTACCGGAACTGGTGTTTCTGACGGAACATATATTACGGCAGGTAGTGGAACAAGTTGGACTGTAAGTAAGAGCCAAACTGTTGGCAGTGGAACAACTATTACTGCAAGTTATTCAGTAACATTAAATATTCCAACACTTGCAAGCGCACCAACAACTAGTGCTTGGTATGAAATACTTGGAAATACTAATCCATTATATAACGGATTGTACTACTGTGTTAAGAGTACTGTATCGACTATTACACTTAGCTACCCATATGATCCAGGTACATGGAGCACTTCAACTGTAACAACTATTGATCGTGTATCAACAAATGCATCAAGTGCTACACTTGGATTTAGTAAACCATTCCCAACTGCTACTGCTACAACACTACGCTTAGGTTATCCAAAAGGTGCCGACGCACAAATTACTGTTCGTATTAGTACTTGCCGTGCAACAGGACATGACTTCTTAGATATTGGTACTGGTGGTTACTCAACAACCAACTATCCTTATCAAATTTATGGTAACCCTGTACAAAGTAAACAACAATCACAGGAAGTTGTTGAAGACGGCGTAGGTCGTGTATTCTATGTAACATCAGACCAAAACGGTATCTTCCGTGTAGGACGTTTCTTTACAGTTGACCAAGGTACTGGTACTGTTACATTCTCAGCTTCTATTGCGTTAAGTAACTTAGACGGTTTAGGTTTCAAACGCGGTGTTGTTGTATCTGAATTCTCGACAGATAGTTCAATGACTAACAACGCACCTGAAATTGTTCCAGTTCAGTCAGCTATCCGAGGATACATTGACAAACGTTTAGGACTAGACCACGGTGGTGGCCCTGTACCGTTAAACAACTTAATTGGTCCAGGTTACTTAGCTCTCAACGGTTCGTTAACCATGAAGGGTAACATGAACATGGGTACGTTTGCTATCACAAACGTAGCAACTCCATTAGTTACTGACTCTGGCACAAATGCTGCAAATAAATTGTATGTTGATACATCAGTTGCGGCATTTGACGAATTCAAAGAATTACGTGATGTACAGTGGACAAACTTAGCCGAAGGCGAAATACCTGTATACGATCAGAGTACATTCTTTAGTGCTACTGGTGGTTTAGCAAATGGTACAACTGTAACGCTTAACTTTGCACCACAGGCAACTGCACCGTTCCCAATTGGTTCTATTATTGTTGTTTCTGGTATTACACCAAGTTCATACAACGGAACTTATGTTGTTAAGAGTTGCGAAACAAACTCAGTTAGTTACTCAAGTGATATCACTGCAACATATACAAGTGGCGGTGTTATTAGAGCTAACAAGTGGAGAAACATTAGCTTACCAACAGACAACACAACTAGCGATGTTTTATTAACATACAACGGAACTACTGGTAAGATTACTAGTGCAATTCAGGCTAGCAAGATTATTAACTCAATGGTAAGTCCTACAGCAGCCATTGCTCAAAGTAAACTATCAATGAATGCTGCTGGCCTTAGAGCAAGTGCTGCAGGTATAGCACAAGCTGATTTAGGTTTAGCTAGCTTTAAAGATACTGAATTTGGTGCAACTAACGGTTGGATTTATCTTAAGGATTCAACAAGTGCAAGCACTGGTATTGTTTATAGTAAATTACAATATGCTAGCCAAGCAACAGTATTAGGTCGTGGAAAAACTGCTGGAACTGGTCCAGTAGGCGAAATATCATTTGCTGATATTATAGCAGGTGGTGACGGTATTAAGAATGCAAACTTTGGTGGCGGTGCATCTGCATTAACTGGTTATGTTATGTTAGTTAACTATGATGGCACTAGCACTAATAATAACAGCTACAGCATTGTTGGAACTACCGTAACTGGCGAACAAAGTAAAGTTGTTAGAACTGACTCTAACGGTAACATTGTTACAAACACTGGTTATATCAGTGGTACATCAGTTAGAGTTAGTGGTACTAAACTTATTGATGTTAACACAGGTACAAATGCTGTTCAATACTATGCACCAGGAGGATATAACTTCTTAAGCACAACCGGAAGCCTAGCTACTAATACAATAATTACTGTTAACGGTGGAACTTTAGATGTTTCTGCTACAAATGCATTGTTAAAAACTAAAACACTATCAGCAGGCACATACAGCGATGGTGGCACTATTACTGGAGCATGGCAATTATCAAGTTCTAGCAGTTTAGATTTAACACCCGGTAGTGACTTTAAGACAACTAAAATTAATGCCGGTAGTGAAACCACAGACGGAACTATTCAAGGTAGATGGACGTTAACTGGTGCAAGTCGATTACAAGCAACATACGCTGACTTAGCAGAATACTACGAAGGCGACAAAGAGTATAACCCAGGCGTAGTACTAGTATTTGGTGGTGAAAAAGAAGTCACTACCACCGGGCAAATGAATGATACTCGAGTAGCAGGTGTGGTTACAACAAATCCTGCGTATATTATGAACGGTGAACAAACAGGTATTAAGGTTTGTATTGCACTGGCGGGTAGGGTGCCGTGTTGGGTTGTTGGACGGGTCAAGAAAGGTGACTTACTAACAACTGCATCAACACACGGATGTGCAATGAAGGCAAATAACCCAACGTTAGGTGCGATCATTGGTAAGGCATTAGAAGACAAAGACACTGGCGAAGCTGGCGTAATTCAAATTGCTGTAGGGAGAGCATAATGACTAAACAAATTATTAACCTCGGCCAAACAGCAAACGATCGCACAGGCGATCCGTTACGCACAGCATTCCAAAAAGTAAACGAAAACTTTGATGAGCTTTATGCTTTAGCAAGTGCTGATGTTCAGATACCAGCGCAAACAAATAACGGTGGAAAGTTTTTAACTACTAATGGAACTACACTTAGCTGGTCTAGCATATCACAAGACGTAGGAACTGCTAATACTGGGTTTGTAGATAACAGAATCTATAATATTAACGGTCCTATTCTTAGTAACGATGATTTAGTACACGGTGCTACAGCAAGACTATCATTACCAGAATACGGTGATATTGTAAATCCAATTACGTTGTATAATAACTACGGTAATTTTTCTGTATTACTTGGGCCTAATGGAACTATTACAAATTCTTGGACGTTTAATTCTGATGGTAGATTAACATTACCTGCAACTGGTACTATAGAAAATACTGAAACTAATCAACCTGGAACAGGAACAATATATACATTTGCAACAGACTATAACGGTAATACTAACGGGCTATCAACAGCACTTTCTGTAAGATTAACCGGCGGTTCTCCGGCTAACTTAATTCAAGAAGGTTACATAATAACGTTCGCCAATGGCACTACCAAGACTGTTACATCATCGATTGCTGCGTTACCTGACAACTGGGATTTATTTTGGTCTGGTGATTTAACTATTTCCAACGGTGCAGATGTTTGGCCAATAACTGTACAAAGTATAGATTACACACCAGATACAACATCTAAAAATTTAATTTTTACACCAGACGGAACTACTATATGGAATTTTGATTCAGACGGCACACTAACCGACCCTGTCGGTGTTAAGTATCGCGTACAAGGAAACACAACTATAAATGGTGGTCAATCAGGTATTGTATATTCTGCTAATGCATGGCAAACCGGATTTAAATTAGTTATTATGGTCGAAACTCGTCTTGATAATAACATAGATGATGTTGATCATACACAAATATGCGAAGCACTTATTGCTTCAAATTATAATTCAGATGCAGAACCTTTATTAAGTGTTTATGGATTAACATATACTAGTCCAACTCCATTAGCAACATTTACAGTCCAGAAAACAGGTTACACTAGTTCTGGTTCAGGAACTATAGAAGTAATTGCTACAAATTTACAGACACAATATAACCTGCAAGTTAGAGTACAAGCTATGCAGTTTGGTTCGTTCTATGATTAACGGTAAATATTAAAAAGAGACTAACGACATGCCAATACAAACAATTAATTTAGGTAATTATGCAAATGATGGAACTGGTGACGACTTACGCACCGCATTTAAAAAAGTAAACGACAACTTTGCATTATTAGGAACAACAGCTGCAATCATTAACGGAACTAATTTAGGAACTGGAGTTCGAGTTTTTGCACAAAGAAATTCAACTGATCCGTTATTAGAATTTAAAACGTTAACTAGTACTGACAACTCTGTTGAAATTACATATACCGCTGAAGAAGTAAATTTAAAAAATAAATCAACTTTACAAAATGATCCATCTCCTACTCTAGGAGCAGACCTTAATTTAAATTCACATCACGTATACGGTGGAGATGTACAAACTACAGTTTTTGGAATTGATTTACGTGTATCTACTGCACTAGTAGAATTGATGTTTGCAAGTAATAGTGTTACTATTGACTTTGGAACTTTCCTTGCACCTAGTGGAGGAAACGGAATACCTGGTAACACTGGCACAACATTAGATTTAAACGGTACACTTCTAAACGGATTTGTTGGTACACCAGTTGTTGGTAATATTGACTTTGGTTATCTAGTTGTTTAAAAAGAGCAAACATGGCACTTAATATATGGACTAAGCCGTCAGGTTACAATCTTGGAAGTGCAGCAGGAACTAATATTTCTGTTGCTGCTGGTTCGTTTATTCCAGGTTTAAAATATGTAATACAAACTGTTGGTACTACTGATTTTACAAAAATAGGGTCACCTTTTAATACAGTTGGCACTATATTCACTGCTACAAATGCAGGTAAACAAGCTGGCCCAAACATAACAAATCCAGTCACTGGATTATTAGAACCAAGTGCAGGCACAGGAGTAGCATCGCGTGTTGCCTTTTCTGAAAGAATAGTTCAAACAATAAATTTACCAGTTGTAAACGACACCGGTGTTACATACTCAATTATATCTGGAAAACTACCTCCAGGTATGAGGCTAAACGGAAATACTATTACAGGAAGTCCATACGAAGTTGCGAGAGCTACCGATTTTAGTTTTTGTGTTAGAGCATCAAAATCAGGAGAGATTGCTGATCGAACATTTATTATCACTATTGAAGGTGAAGATGCACCTGAATTTGTAACTCCTGAAGGCTTCTTAAATTTAGGAGATCCTGGTGAATTATTTGTAATGGATAATACGTATGTTGATTATCAAATTGTCGCTACAGATTCTGATACTGGTGCTGGTCAAAAATTAAGTTATTTTATTGCTAGAGGCGACGGATCACTCCCTCCTGGTTTAGTTTTAACAAACGACGGAAGACTTGTAGGATTTATACAACCTGCACTTTCTATTAAACCATCAGATGGTTCTGGGCAGTATGACGACAGCACATACGACAACATTGCTTACGACTTTGCGTTTTTACCAACTAATGGTTATGACAGTTATACTTACGATAATGTATTCTTTGACTTTGCGTTAACTGCAAACAAGCCAAAGAAACTAAACAGAACATATGAATTTGTTGTAACTGTTACTGACGGTGATACCCTTCCATCAACTACAGTTGAAACTACATATCCCGATAACAATATTAACAATCCAGTGTTTACAACTACTTATGTTGCCAAACGAAAATTTAAACTATTTGTTGTAGGTGACGATTATTTTAGAGCTGACAATACAACATGGTTAGACGGTAACAGTATGTTTACTGCTGACGTAACATATTTGCGGCCGCCAGCATGGCTTACATCTAGCTACTTAGGATTGCATCGAGCTAACAATTATATTACATTAATTTTAGATACATACGAAACAGATAATATTATCTACAGTTTAGAACAAGTTAATGCATATTCAAGAGCAACTACATTGCAAAATTCAATAACTGATAACGTGCAAGGTAGTTATACTCTTACAACAACGTTAACAACAACTGCACCAACTGTTGGTCATTTTTTAACATTTAGCGGATTAGTACAAGAAGCGTTTCAGCTTAATAGAGTAGACAATGTTGTGTCATTAGGCAATAATAAGTATCGTCTAACATTGTATTATCCTTTAGAAGTTACTATACCAAATGGCGTTGATTTTTTAATTGGTACTAAGAGTGAACTTCCTCCAGGAATGCAATTTGACGAAAACAACGCAGAAGTACACGGTTTAGTTCCTTACCAGCCTGCTATTACAAAATCTTATCAATTTACCGTTACAGCTTCAAAAGTATCTGGAAAAATTAATCAAGCAGAATATGTTTGTAAGCCATTAAACCAAGGTATTAAGATTTCAGAGATTAGAATTAGTAAGATTGATTATCCAGATGTTTCTGCGGCTCTTAAAAATATTTCAATGCTTGTAATTGATGATTTTAAAATTGACCCAGTCTACATTTCTTCAATTGATTATTCAAGTATATCTGAAGTATCAATAACATTATCAACAAATATTATATTATCACTTGATAGCAATATACAAATTCAATATACAGTATCAGCAGGTGAAAGAGCAAACACACCTAAAATATTTACAGTTGATATTTTAGGTGAAGTTGATAGCGCAATTAGTTGGGTAACTCCTTCAGACTTAGGAACTATTAATGCTAATTTTATTTCAACGCTTAGTTTGAAAGCTGTTAGCACTATTCCAAATTCAACAATTTTATATACAATTACTAGCGGAAGATTACCTCCGGGATTAAGTTTAGATTTAGACGGAGAAATTGTTGGTAAAGTATCTCAATACGGAATTCCTGAAGAAGGAACATTAGGATTAACAACATTTGATTTTGGAAGTGGTATTACTACATTTGATGGCGGTTCAACAACTTCTGATCGTGTTTATAATTTTACTGTTTTAGCAAAAGACCAATACGGGTATAGTGCCATTACTAGAACATTTAGTGTTAAAGTAGATACACCTAATCAACTAGTGTATAGCAATATTCGAGTAAAACCTTTCTTAAAATCATCTCAAAGATCTATATGGAGAGATTTTATCAGTAATACCGATGTGTTTACTCCTAACAACATTTATAGACCTAGTGATCCCAATTTTGGTGTACAAACAGATCTTTCAATGTTAGTGTTTGCAGGCATTGAAACTAAAGAAGCCGCAACGTATGTTAGTGCCATGGGGTTAAACCATAAGCGTAAACGTTTTCAATTTGGTGAATTAAAAACCGCCGTAGCAGTAAATCCCGGAACAATTGATCAAGTGTATGAAGTAATATATGTTGAAATGATTGATCCATTAGAACCTGATGGCAAACGTTTGCAAAATAAACTTACTAAGTTTTCTCCTCAACCAAATACAATTACTGTAGATAAAAGCAATACCATTTGGAGCAGACTTGACGAAGATAACAATATTGACGCACCAACTAGTATACGACCTGAACCAATTATGACCGTTGATAGTACCGGTTACGAAGTTTCAAACCCTAATGTTACAGAATACTTCCCTAGTAGTATTAGTAATTGGCGTGATCGTTTAAAAAACTGGAACGATATCGACCCAAACACCGGGTTACCAGTATCATTTGCAACTGAAAGAAATTACCTTCCTTTATGGATGCGTAGTATCCAACCTGGGACAAAACAAGAAATAGACTTCAAACTAGCGGTTCCGCTATGCTATTGTAAAGTAGGAACTTCTAGCGATATTGTGTTAAACATTAAAAATTACATTAAAACTAGCGGATTTAGTTTTAACCAATTAGATTATACTGCTGACCGCTACATAATAGATTCTGTAGAGGGTTTATCAGCAGATAAATACCTAGTATTTAGGAACGATAGGATAACAATATGAGCAGCCAAATAAACAGTGATAGCATTGATAAAACATACCCTGTTGCGGGTCAAGACAACGACAGTCAAGGTTTCCGCGACAACTTTGATGCTATTCAACAAAATTTTATACATGCTAAAGCAGAAATTCAAGATCTGCAAAATAAAGCTCTCCTTAAAGGTGCTCTTACTGGAGACACCCTAAACAACGATTTAGGCGGAAATAACATATCTAATGGTAGCTATACAAATTTCCACGGCACAGTTAAATCTGCAGAAGTTAGTACAAGCACAAACATTAGCATTCTAAACGGTTCCTTACAAGCATACACTTTAGCAGACAATACAACATTTACATTTACTGATTGGCCAGACACCGGTAATTACGCTAAAATGCGAATCCATGTTAATGCAAAACAAAATCAAGTAATTAACGTAGGTAGTGATGTTGAGATTGGAAAAAAATACACCATTTATACTGTTGGTACTACAAATTATGTTCCAATGGGCGCCGATGCAACCGCAGTATTTACAGCAAGTATTAGTGGTTCAACGCTATCAGTAAGCTCAGTACAAAGCGGAGTTTTAACGACTGATACGTATATTTCAGGAACTGGCATAACACCAGGAACTAAAATTATTAGCACTAAAGCTCAAAATCCTGCACTAACAGGTGAAGGCGGTGCTGGAACATATACTATTAACAACTCACCACAAACAGTTACATCTCGATCAATGACCGGAATGACTTCTGGTGTAACGTTTATTGCTACTACAAAAGGTAGTGGTGATGGCACTATTCAACCCTGGTTTGAAGCAACCTTCTTAACAGAGGGGTCAGGTGATATTGTAACAACATCAGAATTTAGTCTTCCATTATACTTAAATCCTAATGGATCACACCAAGTAATCGAAGCATGGACATATAACGGTAGCTCAAGCAATCCAAGAGTTTATATGTCATTAATTGGAAACTTAGACGCAACAAGATCTGACTTTTCAACCTTAGATGTGTCAGGTCTTACTGTACACGATATTACAGAATCTGAATCTACGTCAACCGGTGCATTAACTGTTGCCGGCGGTGCAGGTGTTTCTAAAAACCTAAATGTAGGCGGTAGTGTAGTAATTGACGGTGACTTGCGTGTTGTAGGTTCAACATTATTTGAATCAAATCCTACCATTACAATTAACGATATTGGAACTATTGGCAACGTCAACATTGTAGATCCAGTAAACGGAGACATGTTAAAATATAATGCTAACAGCGGTAACTGGGAAAATAATGCAAACCAAGAAACATTAGTTGTTACTGTTGCCGACAACGGTAGTGGAGCCAAGGATGTAATTTTCTTAGACGGAACTGCACTATCAACAAACTTAGGTGTTCAATATGGATTAAAATTTGAAATTGGTAAGAAATATCGTTTCAATACTCAAACTAGCACAAATACAGCTAAATTTACACAATTAAGATTTTCAAGAACTCCAGATACTGTTGTACAAGCAACAGTAGATGGACAAGGAAACGAAGTTCCAGGGCCAAGTGATACTACTATTTTATATGAACCAGCTGATGGTTCTGTAACATACGGTCGTTATACTGCAGGTCCTAATATAGGAAAAGTTATTCCTGCAGGAACAACTGGCTCTTATACTGAAATATTAATCACTAGCGAAACTCCGAGCCCATTGTACATGTATGTGTCTAAAGCAAGTCTAAACACATCTAAACTATGTGCAGAATATCCAGTTATGGTTTCATCAGGGCCGGTTAAGATTATTGGCAATTATACCGTAGTTGGTAGTCAAAACATTATGGTTGATGTTTCTTCAACTGTAAGCGGATTAACTATTACATTACCGTTACTACCAAATCAAGGTACATATATTAATATCACCGACAACGGTAGTGCTAGTGCAACTAAACCTATTACAATTTATCCAGGCGACCCTGCTGTAACAATCAATGGTGTAACTGGTAATCAAATTATTCAAAATGCGTTTGGTTCAGTAACCTTAGTCAGTGACGGTGTTAACTGGACTTCTATTAGTTCAAAATACACAGGTAGTGAAGATGTTGCACCATCAGCTGCAATTAGTTTAAAAACATCAGTAAGTTATTTTAGCACAAGCACCGGTGAGTCTGCATCGTTAGCTGCTGGGTATGATGGACAAATTAAAACTTTAGCTATGAAGAGTCATAGTGGTGATATGGTTGTTACTGTAACTAATGCTGGCTGGAAATCATCAGGCGGTTCTGGTACAATTACATTTGGTGCTACTGGCGATGCTTGTACTTTACAGTATGTTGGCTCTAAGTGGTTTGTTATTGGCAACAATAACTGCTTATTTGATGAAGTTGGTGGTGGAAATCCGGCAGTTTTAGTATCAACTCCTGCTTCACTTAACTCTACTGGTAAAGCTGGTCAGCTATCATACGATGGTACTAAGTTCTATGTTTGTACAGCAACAGATACTTGGGGGAATATTATCTTTGATAACGTTGCTGGAACTACTCGAGCAACAATCGGTAGCGTTCCCCTTTCTGCAACTAGCCAAGGAACTGTAGGACAATTTGCAGTTGACGGATCTTATCTATATGTTTGTATTGCAGCAAACACATGGAAACGTGCATCAATCGCTGGTTGGTAATATGCATCCGCTAATTAATAACTTACATTTGTTAAAAGATAGCGAGTTAGAAGTTAAGATACAAGATCTAACTCGCAAGTATTTTAGCACCAATAATTTTCAAGTTCAATCTCAAATTACTTTAATTTTAGACACTTATAAAGAAGAATTGGCAAAACGTAAGGCTGCCGAATATCAAAAAATGATGAATTCACGCAATAAAGATCTTGACAAATTAATCAATGTAAGCTAATATAGCTTAATGCGATTAGACAAATATTCAAATCCAATTTTTAATGAGCAGGACTTGTTTGATGCCTTATACAAGGGGCACAAGTTCAATCCTGCTGATATAATATTTGTTGAAGAACGTAACTTTGAAGTGCTCCAATTTGAAGGATCGCTTGGTTTTAGGTTCTTTGAACCCATTAATAGTCCAACATTAACTTCTGAGCAAGTTGATACAGCATACCAAGAACAATGGAATATGCCTCCTGATTATAAAACTTTAGACATTGAAAAATGGCTCGTAGAACAATGTCCCCCATGGGACCCGCAGGCTACAAGATTACAAGAAGAACTAGAAGCGTACAAAGCAAGAAACATGCTAGATTTGCTACGCTGGCTCAAATATTTTGTAGATACTTGTGAAAAAGAAGGTGTAGTTTGGGGTGTTGGGCGTGGGTCTAGTGTAGCAAGTTATGTGCTTTATTTGATAGGAGTACATAGCATAGATCCGATCAAATATAATTTAGACTGGCATGAATTCTTGAGATAAGTAAAGCATAATCCTAGGAGATTAATATGGCAATGAAAGAACAACAAAGACAAGTATATCGCTCAATGCAGGGCAAAGAAGTTGATATGCATAAACTACAGATGCAAAATGAAATGACTGTAGCTGTGGGGAATGTAAAGGTAAATGCACGAGGGGATGAATTGGGCCCAGGTGGTCAAATCATTAAAAAGCGTGAGGAAGTACTACGCGAAGTTTCAACATCTGGACGTAAAGATGTTTCAAACATGGATCCGGAAGGTAACGAATGAAAGCTGTAGCAAGCCGAATTAGACCAATTAAAAAACATATCTTAGTTAGAGATATGAATTTTTCTGAGCAACGAACTGCTAGCGGAATTTATATTCCAAGCGATGACGGAAAGTCAGAAGGTGTTAAACCTCGTTGGGCTAAAGTATTTGCGGTTGGTCCAGAACAGACTGAAGTTAAAGTTGGCGAATGGGTTTTATTAGAACACGGCCGCTGGACTAGGGGGATTGAAGTTGAAGAGGACGATGGTACTAAATTTACTATCTGGAGGGCAGATCCAGAAGGTATCATGATGACCGCAGACGAACGTCCAGCAGGCCCAGAGTTTGGACAGTATGTAACTGCTGCACACGGATCAGTACACGATCCATCAGATTTCGTTCGTTATTAATTGTTTGAGCATCAGGGCTGTTGACAAGCCCTGTTCTCTCCTTTATACTATGTAAAAAGGAGAAGTCTATGAGTACATTTGACGAAGCATTGCAAGACATAAAAAAAGCAAAAAGTGTTTTAGAAGACCAACCATCTAATAATTTTAGTCATCCAGATCCAAAAAAACATCTATATATTAGCCTTGCCAAAAGTTTTATTCGTATTACAGCAGGTGTCTGTTTAATAGTCGGGTTTCCAATTTGGTGTGGCGTTGGTATTGTAGCCGCAGAAGTATTAGGAATTGTTGAGGAATTAGTATGAAAGAATTATGGGTAGAAAAATATCGCCCGAAGAAAATTGATGGATATGTTTTTAGAGACAATCATCAAAAAGAGCAAGTAGAGTCTTGGATCAAGCAAGGAACCATTCCGCATTTACTATTCAGTGGAAATGCCGGTATTGGCAAAACTACCTTAGCAAAAATTTTGTTTAATGAGTTAGATGTTAATCCATTAGATATTTTAGAAATTAACGCATCTCGCACTAACTCTGTTGAAGATGTTCGAGATAAAATTGTAAACTTTGTCCAAATGATTCCGTTTGGGGACTTTAAAGTAGTATTATTAGATGAAGCAGATTATCTTAGCCCTAATGCACAGGCGGCTCTCCGTGGAGTTATGGAAGAGTATCATACGACCGCTCGTTTCATACTTACTTGCAATTATCCTAATCGTATCATACCTGCCCTCCATAGTAGATGTCAAGGTTTTCATATCGAGCGTGTGGACCAAACAGAATTTACAGCAAGAGTTGCGACCATCTTGGTAGAAGAAAATATTGAATTTGATCTTGACACGTTAGATACTTTTGTCAAAGCTACTTACCCAGACTTGCGTAAGTGTATTAATACTGTTCAAATGAATAGTTTAGATGGCAAGTTACATAGCCCCGAGAAGGGTGATACGGGTGAACAAGACTACAAACTTGAAATGGTACAGCTATTCAAATCAGGTAAAATTAGTGAAGCACGTAAACTTGTTTGCTCACAAGCTCGTCCAGAAGAGATGGAGGAAATCTATCGCTGGTTGTATGATAATGTTAATATTTTTGGTGACGAACCGACTCAAGACAAAGCTATTCTTATTATCAAACAAGGACTAGTCGATCATACTTTAGTAAGTGACCCTGAAATTAATCTAGCCGCTACATTAATTAGATTAAGTCATTTATGAAGACAAAGTTAAAAGAAGCATACATGAAAACTGCGGAGACATTCGCAGAACTCAGTCATGCACGTAGATTACACGTTGGTGCTATCATTGTAAAAGATGATAGAATTATTTCAATTGGTTATAACGGCATGCCGGCTGGTTGGGATAACGACTGTGAAGATAAAATCTGGAATGTACATGACGGAGATTATACTCTTAAAACTAAACCAGAGGTATTACATGCTGAAACAAATGCAATCGCTAAACTGGCTCGAAGCACTGAGTCTGGGCTCAATGCTACTATGTTTATTACTCATAGTCCTTGTATTGATTGTGCCAAACTCATTTACCAAAGTGGCATTAATGCTGTCTATTATCGCGATGCTTATCGTAACGAAGATGGAGTATCGTTCCTCAAACAGTCAGGAGTAAAGGTGGAACAAATATAAAAGGGCTCGTAGAGCCCTTTTTTTTGATTTTAATTATCGCCGTAAATCTTTAATACCTCCTTAACGGCATCGTGTCTTTCAATGTCTTTGTGATCAAATTGTATCACATCAATGTGCTTTGTTGGCTTATCGGCAAGTAGGTTGCAAAAATCTATTAACCCGTTATCATTAAGTCTATCTGCTTGTGCTAGATCTCCCGTAACTACCATTTTAGAATTTTCACCCAGGCGTGTTAATAACATCTTCATCTGGTTAACTGTAGTATTCTGACACTCGTCAGCAATGATATAAGCATTTTTAAATGTACGTCCTCGCATATATGCTAATGGACTTATTTCTATAACTCCCTCGTCTAACATCTTAGCGATGTCTTTAGTTTGATAGTACTCTTGAAAAACGTCAAATATAGGGCGTGTCCAGGGCGCCATCTTTTCATTTAGCGTACCTGGTAAAAACCCCAAATCTTCGTCTACGGAAACGGCGGGTCTTGTAATAACGATTTTATCAACAATTCCTTCCTGGAACAATTTAATACCGTGTTGAACTGCAAGCATAGTTTTACCCGTGCCTGCTGGACCAATAGCAAAAACAATGCTGGTGCTATCGTCTTGTAGCTTATTTAGGTATGATTGCTGATTAGGACTACGTGCATAGAGAGACACACGTTGTTTCTTCTGCGGAAGATATGGTTGAAAATCAATTACTTTAACGTCTGATGTAAAGCGTTTCTTCACTCTTTTACTCATCTAGTTATGCTCCTACTCTATTAAAAGCAGGACTTGTAGTGACCGCCTCGATAACTACAGAGGTCCTACACTATTATTTAACGGATCCCGCTAATAATAAACAGATATGTTATTGTTTTAGCCTTATTGGAAATGTGCTAAATACTAGAAGAAAGATACCTAGGACTCTATTATGTACGATATTTTAGACGTTATTAAAAACGTAGACGATTTATACGAAAGCAACACTAGTTTAGCTATCCTCAAAGATTTTGAGCGTGTGTTGGACGAAATGGACATGTATGTCTACGAAAACTGGGACCAGGGCGAATTAGCCTATGGGCCACAAGTTGACCGTCATTGGATAACAGCTGGTTTTATGTGGCCGCAAGATCGCATGCCAAACCCTGTAGCTGCAAAACGTTTACAAGATTTAGGTTGCAAAGTTAAGTATCAAAAAAGTCACATTATCGAACCTCGTAAAATTCGAACACAAGAAGATATTCGTCCAGGGACAAAAAAAGGCAAACTAGACAGAAATCCTATTTGGATTGTTGAGATACAAATGCCTAAGAAAGTCGCATTTGACATGTATCGCGGATATATGGATAAAATGAAGGCTGAAAGTCAAGGATCTGATACTTCTAAAGATCAAACTACCCAACCAGCTGCAGCTGCACCAGTTCCAGCAGCACCAGCAGGTATGCCAGCAGGTATACCTCCAACTCCAGCTACTGGAGCACCAGCTATTCCTCCAGCAGGCGGAGCACCAACACCGGCGGTATAACATGAGTTTAAAAGCAGACGACCTAAGACACTTTGTTAAAAAAGTTATTGAGATTGATTCTTTTAGAAGCAAGATTGGTGACGACCAAGATATTGTAACGATCTCTTTTACAGTTGATCACGAAGATCCGGCTAAAGATTTAGAAAATTTTATTGAGATGGGTTACGATTTTGTATTAGACGCAGATGTTAGTCCCGGTGAATTAGACGATGGCACTTACAAAGTTTATGTAGAATTAGAGCGAAACAAACATGTGCCAGAACAACTAATGGAAATTTTAGCAGGTGTTAGTAAGTTGTGCGGCATTGACGATTTTAGATTTAGATATTTTAAAAGTTTTAAAAGCCAAGAAGCAACAGAAGAAAACTTAGCGGCAAGTATTCCGCTAGATGCAAATGCATATAAAACTGCAACTGACAGATCTCGTTTAAACAACTTTGAAGAATTCTTTAGAAATAGTTATGCAGATGAAATTAAGTTGCTTGACGAATCTATTAGTTTTAAAAGAATTTACGGTGATACTGTAGTATTTGATATTGTAGAAAGCGGCCCTAAAGAAGAAGTATATTCTTTAGTAAAAGGACCAATTATTTTAGAAAGCAATGCTATTGCTGAGGTTATGTTTTTAACCAAATACATTGGCAACTACAATATTACCAAAGTAGGTGAAGTAACTGTATTTGAAAACCGCGATTGGGCGGTCGCACTTAAAAGGAAAAAATAATGAGCGGATTTGATTTTGATTTTACATTAGAAAAGTTTAAAGAGTGTGTAGGTAATCCACCACATGCAGATCATTGGTTTGAAGCACTATGTGAGATCCTTCCTGATTACGATATTAATACTGTTCCTCGTGTAGCTGCTTTCTTAGCACAAACAGCACACGAAAGCGGTGGCTACAGAGCTATCAAAGAAAATTTAAATTATAAAGCAGAAAGTTTAATGCGTGTTTGGCCACGTTACTTTCCAAGTATGGATGTAGCAAAACAATATGCACACAACCAGCAAGCTATTGCTAATCGTGCATATGCTAATCGTATGGGCAACGGCGACGAGGCCAGCGGCGATGGTTGGAAGTTTTGTGGGCGTGGTCTAATTCAGTTAACTGGTAAGAGCAACTATCAACGTTATGCAGAAAGTTTAGAAATTAGTTTAGACGAAGCAAGCGAACACTTAACAACATTTGAAGGTTGTGTACAATCAGCTGCTTGGTTCTGGGAAGCAAACAACTTAAACCAATATGCAGACAATGGTGATATCTTAACAATGACTAAGCGTATTAACGGCGGAACATTAGGTTTAGAAGATCGTCAAAAGCATTATAAACATTCAATTCATGTTTTAGGAGGCTAAGATGGATCAACTACACTGGATAGTTAGTTTAATACCTGATGCAATTCTAAATTGGATTTACATCTGTATTATTCTAGCAGGAATCACAGGTGTAGCTGCTGGTTGGTTAGCACGTTGGATTCCTTTTTACGGACAATATGCTAAAATTTTAAAACCACTAGGTGTGTTGTTAATTGTTCTAGGTGTGTACTTAAAAGGCGGCTACGATACTGAAATGTCTTGGAGAGCTAAAGTTGACGAAGCAAAAGCTAAAGTTGAACAAGCAGAAGCCGCAAGTGCAGACTTAAACAAGAAACTTGAAGAAGAAAAGAAAAAGAAACAAAAAGTTCGTGTTGAATACTATAACACAGTAAAAACACAAATTAAAGAAGTTGAAAAAATAATTGATGCAGAATGTAAACTTGATCCAAAAGTAAATGAAATAATTAACAAGGCTGCAACTAATCCGGAGGCTAAAAAATGAAAAAATTAGCTATCGTATTTGCTGTAGTTTTTTTAGCAGGGTGTCAAAGTGTTCCAATAGTTCCTAAATGGCCTGCTGTTCCAAAAGAATTGTTAGAATCGTGTCCGGATTTAAAGACCATTGATCCAGAAAATGACAAACTAAGTGCGGTTCTTGAGACAGTAACAGATAATTATAAATCATATTATGATTGTAAAGCAGATAAAAATGATTGGATTGAATGGTACAAAGGGCAACAAAAAATTTGGGAAACACTTAAATAATCGTAATTAGAAAGGAGCGAAAGCACAATGGCGTTACACGATTCAATTTTAAAATTAATTAATAAAGAACCTAAAGAAGAAAGTGCGGCAAAGCCAGCATCTGGTTCACGTAGCGAGCGTGAAGCAAAGATCAAAGACAAAGCAGGTATGGTCATTTCTGTATTTGCTTTATTCTTAGCAGTTAACAGTTGGTATGGCGGCAAGTTATCTAGCACAGTATTAAACAATACACTAGGTGCTAACAATGCTTGGGCACAATATCAAGCTAAAAATAATCGTTTAGTAAGTTATGAGATTGCCAGTAAGACAACTAGCGATCCTAAACTACGTGCAGAATTCAAAGCAGAAGCAGAGCGTATGGATTCCGACAAGAAAGAAATTGCTGTAAATGCTCGTAAGATGGAGGCTGATCGTGAACATGCTAAGAAATCTAGTCCGTGGATTGGCTATGCATCAACAGCATATCAACTAGCAATAGTTGTGCTATCAGCAAGTATTCTAGCAGTTAGTATGGCAATGTTTTGGAGTAGTTTTGCAGTAGCAGGTATCGGTATAGTATTAAGCCTAAATGGCTTATTCTTATGGTTCTAAGGAGCAGACATGACAGATCGAGTTGAGATGAGCGAAAGCGAAAAGAAAAAAGAAGATTGGATGAATAGCAAATGGCGCCCTATGATGGGTTGGCTATATATGGGTGTATGTGCCTTTGACTTTGTTCTATTTCCAATTATGTGGAGTTTGTTACAAGCTGTAATGAAGGTTGGACAAATTACACAATGGCAACCATTAACATTACAAGGTGCTGGTTTATTCCACATCGCAATGGGTGCTGTACTTGGTATTGCGGCATTGGGTCGTACACAAGAAAAACTAGCAGGAGCAAACAATGGCGGAGCAGCAACAACACCAGCACCAACAACAGGCTTTAGCGTACCTAGCCCAGCACCAAGCAGTTTCCAGGCACCAGCTTCGACAGGTTTCGGAGCACCAAGCACCCCAGGAGGCTTTGGCGCAAGCAGCTTTGGAGGCACACCTAGCCCAGCAAATACAGGATTTGCGGCACCGATAGCAACAACAGCAAGCGGTAAAAAGATTGTCCCAACAGACGATCCTGTTCTATAAAGGAAATTAAAATGAAAAAAATATTAGCACTTTTAGCATTATGTATCGCTACTACAGCATTTGCTGGTGGCGAAACTAAAGAAGTATGTAAAGACAAACTTGATAAAGCTGGTAAAGTTGTAAAAGGCAAGGACGGCAAGCCAGCCCAAGAATGTAAGAAAATCAAAGTACATAAGAAAGTAGAAGGCGAAAAGGTTCCTGAACCTGCTAAGAAGAAATAATTCTTCCAAACTCTTGACAGGTTCAAGTTGATATAGTATAATTACTATATTATTTGGACCTGTTTTTACGACTATGCAAGATTATTATCAAACCTTAGGTGTAGAGCAAAATGCTACACCAGAGCAAATTAAAAAAGCCTATAGAAGTTTGGCTAATAAACACCATCCAGATAAGGGCGGCGACCAAGCCAAATTTAAAGATATTAGTGTAGCCTACGATACTCTAAGCGATCCGCAAAAGAAAGCCGAGTATGACCAAATGCGTATGGGCGGGCCGCAAGTGCGATTCAATACTGGAAACTTTCAAGACTTTGCTGATATATTTGGCGGAGGGTTTGATCCGTTTGGAAATCGTGCTGGGCCATTTGGTGACATATTTGGAAGGCGAGTTGCTCGTAATAGAGATCTAAACATACAATGCCAAGTATCGTTGTTAGATTCATACCTTGGAAAACAACTAGAGGCAAATTATCACTTACCAAGTGGAAGAACTCAAACAGTAGTTATTAACATACCTCCTGGTATTAACCACGGCGAAACTATACGATACCCAGGCCTTGGTGACGATAGCGTTCCTCAAGCGCCTCGAGGCAATTTAAATGTAACTGTTATTGTTCTTCCTGATCAAGAATACAGTAGAAACGGAGATGATCTGTATACTAGTATTTCTGTCACACCAATTGAAGCTATGATTGGTTGTAGAAAGAAAGTAAAATTTATAACTGGAGAAGTAAGAGAAATCGACATTAGACCAGGAGTCGAAACAGGAATAGAATTTGCAAGCCCTGGACATGGATTTACTAATCCTCATACCGGATTAAAAGGAAGATTCGTTACTGTTATTAGAATCCAAACCCCTAGAGTAACAGATCCAACTTTAATAGAAAAGTTAAAACAAATCAATGATGAAATTACGTCTGGAAAATGATCCTATCTTAAAAGAAGTAGCAGTTGATTGGGAATTCGGTGTTGACCAAAATCCAGAACAATTAGAATCAGAAATGATTTCTATTATGAAGACGTTTAAGGGTCGAGGACTAGCAGCTAATCAAGTTGGGTTGACTAAACGTGTTTTTATCATTCATTTAGAAAACAGCACCGAACCATTTGCAATGTTTAACCCAAAGGTTGTATCAGAAGGATCTATTGATCAAACAGCCGAAGAAGGATGTTTAAGTTTTCCAAATCTTTGGTTATCAGTTAAACGTCCTCAATCAATTGATGTAGAATATCTTGACAAAGCTGGAAAAGAATGTAAAATAACACTTACAGGTATTGACGCACGATGCTTTCTGCATGAGCTAGACCATTTAAACGGTATAGTGTTTACAGAAAAAGTTAGTCAAATGAAGTTACTTTTAGCTCGAAAAAAACAAAGGAAAAATAAATGGTAGAACCAAGCGATACCCTACAAGCCGTATTTGAAAAGGCTATTGATACTGCTAAAAAACTACATCACGAGTATCTAACAATTGAACACTTGCTGTTTGCAATGTTACTAGAAGAAACATTTAGTAAAACAGTACAAGGTTATGGGGCTAATGTAGACGATTTAAAAAAGGCACTTGCTGATTATCTACAAAACAAATGTGCAGAAATTACAGTACCAGACGTAGTTGTTAAACCTCGTAAAACACAATCAGTTGAACGAATCCTTAATAAGGCGTTCACACAAGTGCTGTTTAACGGACGTCAACGAATTGAGCCAACTGATGTGTTTCTTGCTATGATGAGTGAAAAACGTTCTTGGGCGTATTTTTACATTCAGAAAGCAGAAATTGATAAGGATCGATTTGCAGATTATCTTAACAATAGTGTCGAACCCGAGGAAGAGGAAGAACAAGAATCAGGTAGCGGCAGAGCATTGGCTGCATTTACTACTAACCTTAACGAACAAGTTAAGAAAAACAAAATTGATCCGGTTATTGGGCGTGTTGATGAATTAGAAAACATTGCCTTAGCATTAGGTCGCCGTAGCAAAAATAATGTAATCCTCGTAGGAGATCCAGGCGTAGGTAAAACTGCCATAGCAGAAGGGCTTGCGTTTAATATTGTTAAGGGTGCAATTCCAGATTTCTTAAAAGATTACACAGTTTATAATTTAGACATTAGTGCTATGTTAGCTGGTAGCAAGTATCGTGGAGATTTTGAAGAACGATTTAAAATGGTCCTTAAAGGTCTAAGCAAAAAAGGTAAGACTGTACTGTTTATTGACGAAGCACACATGATTAGTGGTGCTGGATCTGCAAGTAACGGTGCTAATGATCTTGCTAACATGATGAAACCGGCATTGTCTAAGGGTAACATTAAAGTCATTGCTTCTACTACTTGGGAAGAATATCGTAAGCACTTTGAAAAGGATCGAGCGTTGATGCGTCGATTCCAACGCATTACAGTGGACGAGCCTACGCAAGAAATGACATTGCAGATCCTAAAGGGTATTAAAAAATACTACGAAGGGTTTCATAATGTTAAGATTAAAGATGATGCATTACAAGCGGCTATTAAGCTATCTGTAAAATATCAAGCAGATAAAAAATTACCAGATAAGGCTATTGACTTAATTGACGTTGCTTGCTCTCGTTTTAACTTAAAACTTGCTGATGAGAGGATTGTTGACGAACACTCTATTCAATATGAACTATCAAAGATGGTTAATATTCCTGAAGAAGTTGTTAGCGAAACTGAAAGTCATAATCTTGCTACATTGCAAGACAAGTTACAAGAAGAAGTTTACGGTCAAGATTTAGCTGTACAAGAAGTTGTTGATAAGATTATGGTTGCACAAGCTGGATTGAAACCTGAAAACAAACCAATTGGTTCTTTTGTATTCATGGGTCCAACTGGTTGTGGTAAGACCGAGACAGCTAAAGCGTTGGCTAAACACTTAGGTACTAAATTATTGCGTTTTGACATGTCAGAGTACCAAGAGAAACACAGTATCTCTAAGTTAATTGGTAGCCCTCCAGGATATGTTGGGTTTGAAGAAAATGCTGGTCAACTTATTACTAATATTCAAGAGAATCCAAATGCTGTTCTGTTGTTTGACGAAGTTGAAAAGTCACATCCAGATGTATCAACTGTACTATTACAAATGATGGACAATGGATTTATTACAGGTAGCAATGGTAAGAAGGCAGATTGTCGTCAGCTTATTCTTATTCTAACTACCAATGCTGGGGCTCAAGCCGCTGAAAAGAATCAAATCGGGTTTGGCACACAAGAAAAAGATTATAGTGATGCTGATTTGAAGAAATTCTTTACTCCAGAATTCCGTAACCGCTTAGATGGTATTATTACATTCAATAAGCTAGGTAAAGAAACTATGGTTAAGGTTGTTAATAAATTCCTTGACGAAGTTAGAGACCAAGTTAAAGAAAAAGGTATTAAAATTAAAGCCGACAAAGACGCTATTAACTGGTTAATTGATAAAGGATTTGATGCTAAGATGGGTGCTCGCCCACTACAACGTGTTATAGACAAGGAAATTAAACGTGACCTTGCTAAGATGATGTTGTTTGGTGACTTGAAGAATGGTGGTTGGTTAACTATTACTACTGATAACGACAAGATTGTTTTAGTTGCTAAACCAAAAGCTACAAAAACTCCTCCACTATTAAGTGTTGATAATACTACTGTAAATGTTAACCAAGACAACGAAACGCTTATTTAAAGGCATATATCATTATAAAGCAGTACTGATAGTTGCCGGTGCTGGGTGGTTTCGCGGTGGTAAGTGGGACGATGCCCTACAACATATAAAAAACATAGATTTACAATCTAATAGAGTTGTAGGGCATACATACCTAAGGCCGTGGCAAAGCGGGTTTAAAACCCAAGAAGATGTTGATTATGCTTTATCTCTACAGGCACTTCTTAGAAAACTATCCGATATTGATGTTAGAGTTGAGACACCTTGGATTACAGTATATACTAATACTAAATCTAATGTAGACGCACTAATTAAACTAAATCCAGAACACGTTAAGTATATTAGTATACCAGCTAAAAATATTGTTTTAGAAGAAGATACAATTATACTTCCTAAAATTCCATTTGATTATCGTGTTACTTTAGGTAAAACTACTCAAGAACATTCAGCTTTTATAGAATGGGCTGAAAAAAACTCCAAAGTAAAAATGTCTAAGAGCTGTAAAAAGGAACTTAGCAGAAACATGAGTTGGGGCGGTAGTTACTTCTATATATCCGGAGAAAAGAACTTGTTATTAGCAAAAATGCACTTAGGCGGCAGTATTAACAAGATAGAGCGGATAATCAAAGCGTAATCTTAGAACCCTGTTTGCGATAAATACTATATTCGTAGTGTATATCTACGGCTAATATAAACGGGCAAAAAAATGCGTATAATAGAACTATTAGAAAATAACAACTTTAAATCTTCAGATTTTGTTAAACAACAAGATGGTAAACGTGAAATTGATTACGATTTAAGTGAGGATTTAGCGTTTTACATGCACAACGACGACAGCGTTTATCGCCGTCATATGTACCCTGCTATTGCTAAATGTTTAGAAAGCATTAAATCTAACAAACAAGTTAGCCCTGAAATTTTTAAAGATGCTGTTCGTGAAAGCTATAAGAGTTATATTAGACAGTATCCTATTAGAGAATTACCAGATGACGTAAGCGACGATATATGCAAAGAAGTGTGTAACAAATTACACGAAGAACTTTGCCAGCATTACGAAGAAGGCAAATACAAGGATTAAGTGTGTTACTAAGAGAATTGTTTCTTTTTGAGGCAAAAGATGCCCATACTCCTGCTGATGATAGCATGGAAAAATACGGGCGACCATTTAATCATCCCGAACATTTAGTTTTCTTTAAAGGCTCCAATGGTACTCTAGAAGCATTAAATCATTTTAAAGAAATTGCCGACGAAGTTGAAGGCCAAACAACAGTAAGAAGAAAATGGGATGGAAATCCTCAAGTGTATTGGGGAAGAGAAAAGAAAAACGGGCCTCTTATTTTAGCTGGACACAATCAATGGTCTAGAGGAGTAAAGGCGAGTAGTCCCCATGAAGTTTATGATTTTATTGCTAATCAAAGTGGTAAAGCAACTACTCCTGAACAAGTAAAACAAAGACAAGCATTTGCTAGAAACTTTGCAAACTTATATCCACTATTTGATGCCGCTACTCCAAAAAACTTTGTAGGTTTTGTTTATGCTGATAATTTATTTGGCGTTGAACCTACAAATCCTAAACGTCTAGAACAAGAAGAAGGATATCCTAAAGGAGTTTGGACATTTGCTCCAAATCCTAAGTCAAGCACCGCATACCACGTTGATGCTGAAAGTGAATTAGGACAGCGTATTGCTAATGCTCAAGTTATGGTGGTAGGCCATGCATATTTTGATACATTTGGTGCACCTGATAGAGAACAACAACCAATGGATGACTTTGAAATGTTTAACAATACTCCGGGGTTAATTGTTCAAGGTCCTATTTACACAGATACTGCACCAGACTTTGACACAGCACCTATCGATAAAATGATAGAGTATGTTGATCAATACGGGTCAGTTATTGACAGCTTCTTAGGTAGTTTACCAGATCCAGATAAAAACGGTATCTTTTATCCGTTCTTTAATCAAATGAGCAACTTACATGCTGCCGGCAAGCAAGATTTTGGCAGTATATCTGGAAAAACATTTATGGACTGGATGCAAACAAAAGGTGTAAGTGCTAAAAAACAACAACATATTATTAATATGGTTCAAGAACATCCCGGTGGTCTTGATGCAATTTTCTTCCTTATTAAGGGAATTCGAAATATGAAAGATCAAGTTGATGCAAGCATTAGACAACAACCTAGAAAAGAAATATGGGACACAAACAGCGAAGGGCACGTTCGCTATGCACAGAAACATCATAAATATGGTAATATAAAGATTGTTCCAACAACATGGGCGCCAGGAGCATTAACAGCATGAGATTAAGAGAATTATTTGAAAATATATACGAAGAAGTACCAGATGGCGAGGAGCCTGCTGAGTACGATGGTGCTCTAAAGACTATTGGTATTTGCTACGGTCGTTGGAATCCGCCGCATAAAGGACACAAAGGAGTTTGGAAGGCCGCTTCTAAAAATCCTATTTGGTTTGTTGGCACTAACGAAAATACCGAAGGCCCTAAAGATCCATTACCGTATGATGTTAAAATTCAGTGTATGGCGGCTGTGTGGCCAGGAGTTGCTGGACATGTAATTCCAGAACAAGACTTGTTTACTATGGCTACACACATTTACGAACAATACGGTGAAAATATACATCTAAATGTATACACCGATGAAGCATGGTTAGTAAGCAGTTTACAAAAGTACAATGGTTTAATGGATCAGAAACACGGCGGATACAAATTTAGCCAAATAGACTGGAAGAAAACACAACGTCTAGCTCGAGCTACTGACTTGCGTCAATCTGTTCGTGACGGAAATAAAGAAAAATTTTACAAAGATGCTGGCATTAATCCAGAAACAACTATAGAAGTTGGAAAAAGACAACTTCCGTTATTTGATGTTGTTGCACATTTTTTAAACAAATATCCAGATAAGAATGCAGTCGCTGAAAATAAATCAGGCGCAGGTTTTAGAACTAAAGGAAAAATGAAACCCATGGATCCTACTATGAAGGCTGCAATGAAAGATGCTAGTACGATTCCGGGATTAAATCAATCGCACGGTTCAGCTTATACTGGTTGGAGATTTGGATTAGCACTTGCAGGTGCTCCAACTTATCCAACTGAAATGGAAGCTGATAGTTGGTTAGGTGGTGATCCGTTGTTAGAACCGTACACTGATATAGAAATGGACATGGTTAAGGCGGCAGCAAAACAAGTAGGAGCAGGCACTATTCAAAACTGGTCCGGTAATCGCAGTAAAGAAGTAGCCGACGTAAACAAAACAAGCACAGTAGCAAAAGTTAAAAAGAATAAGTACGGAGTTTAACGTGGATCAAAAATATCATTTAGCATTAAAGACGGCATTTGCAAGCGAGTATGCTTTTGCTTTAAAATCTCAAAACTTTCACTGGAACGTTGAGGGAGCAAGTTTCCCGCAACTTCATGCATTGTTTGAAAAAATCTATGAAGAGGTATATGGCAGCATTGATGTGTTTGCAGAACAATTACGTGCTTTAGAAATTTACACACCTGCTAGTTTACAAAAATTTAGTATGCTAACTAAAGTCGAAGACGAAAATGAAGAGAACATTCCTGAACGTACAATGGTTGAGGAACTATTAGCAGACAGTGAAAAAATGGCTAACATGTTTAAGATTGTTTTTACTATGGCTGAAAATAACGGCGATCACGGATTAAGCAATTTCTTAGCAGAACGCCAAGACGCACATAAAAAACATAGTTGGATGTTAAGAAGTACATTAAAATGAAACAATATAAGATCACAACTCAAGATTTAAACCAAACTTCTGACGAAGATTGTTATCTTGCGCCTGATGATCCTATACATGAATTAAAAGCACTATCTGGGCTAGGTGGCCTAGGTGGGCAAGCAAGATTACACGAATACCGTGCTAATCAAGGTAGTAACATTAGTGTAACTGGCAACAGCAAGGGTGAGCTGATGAAAAAACACAATATTAAACCAGGAACACCCGAATGGTTTAAATTATGGTTTAGTTTACCATATATGACTGGTGAAAAACCTGTAGGAAAACAAAAATGAAAATTACAGATTTAGATGAAGGATTTTACCGTAGACACGGAAGAATGGATGCATATGATAGAGATTATGCTTCAAGTATTTCAGGAATGGGGCGTCATCGCAGAGAGATAGATGACGAAGCTAACTTGTTATACATCTACAGAGACGGTCGTGTTAAACAACGAATGGTGTCAAATCACGAAGAACGTTCTGCAAGAGCAGAAGGTTTTAGGGATAGCATCGAGCAGGCACTAAAATTACACGGTATTATTCGTAGCAAGTTTGATCCTAAAAAATGGGTTCAAAAACAAGGTACAAAATGGATACAAGTACATCCGTTTGGTGAACCAACAGATGTAAAAGAAACAGCTACGGCCGGCGCTACTAATTCAGCAAACGTAGGAACTGTAGTAAGTCCCCATTTAGCTATAGGAAAAGATAGAGGTAATAAGAGCTATACAGGTAGCCCTGGTAAATCAGGTACAAAAGCTCCTAAAGTTCCTAAGACTGTACAGAAGAAAAATCCAGACGGAACTGCTAAAAATGCCCTGGATATGTCAAATAACATATTTGGCGGCGGAGCAGTAAAACGATAAATACATAAAGATAACGGAGTTTACCACCATGCACGATCAAATGCAACCAGATAATAACATGCCACAAGGCGGAGCAGATCACGAAGGCGCTATGGCCAAAGCTGATCTATTTAAATTAGCTAACTATTCAGTTAAGTTATTCAAACAGATTCAAGACGGGGATCAGCTAGAAGCTTGGGTTCAAGCTAAGATTACTAAAGCTGCAGACTATGTTGCATCTGTGTATCACTACTTAGAATACGAAATGAAATTCAACGAGTACGGTGAGCACTTAGCAAACGCTGAAGTTATGACTGAGAGTAAAGAAGCTCTTAAGAATAAGCTAATGGAAGCTAAAGCAAAAGTTAAAGAACTTAAAAAAGCTCAAGCTGAAAAACTTAAAGAAAAGAAAAAAGTTGAAGAAGGCATCGGTGGTGGTGAGTGTGCTTGCGAAATGTGTGGTGGCACTGGTGTTGTTGTTAAACCAGCACGAGAAGTACCAGAAGCTGTTAAAGAAAAAGTTAGAAAGTATAACAGCAAAGCCAAAGCTATGAGCGCAGCTATTGCTCGTGTTGATCGTAATAAGAATGGTATTCCAGATGCGTTAGAAGGTGACGAAGAATTAACTGACGAAGATCAAGGCAGTTTAAAGAAAGCCGGTGACAGTTACAAAACAGCTGCAGGCGGTACTGTAACTAAGACTGCTACAGGTATTAAACACGAACGTGATCCATCTAGCTACGATGACGGCGGTGATGATAGTGATGCTAAATCAGGCAAAGGTACTAAGAGCCATGCTAAATCAAGATCAGCTGCTGAAAAGAAATCAGATGCTCCTAAATTAAAGCAAAGTCCAAAGAGTGCTAAGACATGGGGCATGAAAGACGGTGAAAAGTTTGACAACCGTGACAAAGAAGAATCTACAAACGAAATGTTTGGTCAAGGTGTTTACGAAGGCAACGATGGCAACTTAGCTAACAATGCTAAACCATATGACAAAGTAACACGCGGTGATGTTATTGCTGGTCGTTTAGGTAAGGACGAAATGGGCGGCAAAAAGAAAGATAAAAAAGTAAAAGAAGAGCTTAAAGGCAACCAAGACGAATTAGATGTTGACGGTGATAAGAAAATTGAAAAATCTGATTTGGATGCGTTACGTGCTGGTAAAAAAGCAAAGTCAGTAAAAGAAGCAACTGGTAGCTATTCTGCTAAAGATGCAGCCGCTGGCAAAGATTTAGGTAAGCCAGGTAAGAACTTTGCTAAGATTGCTAAAAAAGCAGGTGGTGGCGAAAAAGGTGAGAAGATTGCTGGCGCAGTTCTTAAGAACCTACGTAAAGAATCAACAGAACCACAAGCTGAACTAATTGCAGAAAGTGCTGAAGTTGCTCGTTTAAAAGAGTTAACACAAAAACTATTGGGGTAATCCAATGGAGATGAAACGCATTCTACAGGCGTTAGATAGTTCTTCTACAAAGCCTGTAGAAGGTGTCAACGATATCAAAAAAGCACTTTCAGTAATTAATGAAGGTTCTAATCCGCACAAGGTTGCATTGCCTGTACAAATGGCAATGCAACACTATCAAAAGCCTGAAGAAAAGGCACAACCTAAACAATCTTTGTTAAAGCAATATTTTCAAGAAGCTGAAGATGTTATTGCCAACGAAGCGGCAAGTAAAAAAGAGCGCCTGCGCATGTACAGTCAACACATTGCTGAACGTGTGTTAATGAAAGAAAATTCAACTATTAACGAAGCACCGATTGAACCAATGGATGATCCAAATGATCCAATGATTTACGGTCATCAAAAAGCTAACCCAATGAATCTAAAGGGTCGTATTCACCAAGCACGAAATCAGTTGCGTGAATTAGCACAAATGGCAGAGTCAGATGATTTAGGTGTTTGGGAACAAATTACTAAATTAGCTAAAGGCGGAATGTTTATGGGCCTTGAGCAAAACTTAGAACAAATTAGACATGGTATTGCCGAACTTGCTGCAAAACGTAAAAAAGGTGGCATTGGTTCACGTGGCATTACTAAGAATATAGGCGAATAATAATGAATATCCGCGATTTAATTTCTAAATTAGACTCAATTACAGAAGAATCTGATGAAGATTTAGCTAGACGTGTAACCGCGGCGCAAACTAAATTAGCTAATATTGAAACAATTAAAAAATTAGCTTCGACTCCAATAAATCAAATTCCTCGTTTAGGATGGGCTATTGATCCTAAAACTGGAGTTATTTACTATAAAGGCGGAACAGAACAAGGCCCACAGATGGCTCCTGCAAGTTGGGACTGGACTGATCCTACATCTGATGCTGGAAAATTTGCAGTAATGCTAGCATCAGTAGGATTAAAACCTATTCGCCACGAAGTAGACGGATTATTTGGGAAAAATATATACGCCAAAGTAGATCCTACTAAATTAGCATCAGTAATTAGTGGCACATCAGTTAGTACTGGATCAAGTGGTAATCCGACTGTGCCGTCTAACTTAGCAGATTTAGTAAACAAACTTAAAGATGCAATGGAGAAATATAAGAAGGTTGCGCCAGCACCTGCTCCTGCACCTGCACCTGCTCCAGCACCTGCACCTGCACCTGCACCTGCACCTGCTCCAGCACCTGCTCCAGCACCTGCTCCAGCACCTGCTCCAGCACCTGCTCCAGCACCTGCTCCAGCACCTGCTCCAGCACCAAAAGATAATACAGAAGTTGGGCCTGGCGATAGAAACAATCCAATGCGTAAAAGACGCACAAGCGAAAGTATAGATTCTGCCAGAGGACAAGAAATTGATTCCCAACTTGGTATTAAACAAATTAATGTCAATCTTGTTCAAAACAAAGATGGAACATTGACATATACCGGCCCTGATGGTAAACCATTAACTATTGATTCTTCAGGTAAGATTATTAGCGATACTCCTGCTTCTAATATAGCAGAAAGCCTAATGGAAAGTTTTGGAGTAGTCAACGAATTAGGACCTGTTGGAACTGCTGTTCTAGTATGGGGTGGGCGAGCACTTGTCGCTGGGGCAACCGCATTAAGTGTTGTTGAAGCGTATGAAAGATATCAAAAGGGAGATACTTCCGGCGCAGTAATGTCAATATTAGTTGCTGCAGGATGGTTAGTACCAGGGTGGGGAGGCTGGGTATTAGGGCCTTCTTTAACTGCTATTGATTACTTTATGCAACGTTATAAAGAGCTTGAAAAACAAGATCGAGCAGGCGGTTCACCAGTATCGTCAACAGTTGTACCAAGACCAGCACCCGGCGGTGCTCCTGTTAAAGAATCAGAACGTATAGCATTATTAAGAGACTTAATTAAATTATACGAAGACGGACTAACAGCTGGGCCAGTAATTCAAACTTCTAAAGAAGAGCTTGAAAGAAAACAAAAAGAACAACAAGATAGATATGATTCCTTAATTAAAGCGTTTAGTGATGCACATCCTGCTTTAAAATTTGATAAATTCAAAGGGATATTTATAGATCCAACTAATAACAGATCTATTGCAGAGATTGTGTTGACCCGAGACGGAAAATATGCAATAGATAAAGTTTCAGACTTTACTGTTAATCCAGAGTATATTAAAGTACAAGATAAAGTAAATGCATCACTTGCTCCAGAAGCAGATGCTCCAGCACCTGCTCCAGCACCGGCACCTGCATCGACAACAACACCTTACACAGTTAAACCAGGCGATTATCTAATTAAAATTGCTAGAGAAAAAGGTATTAAAAATTGGAGAGACATTTACAATTTAAACAAAGACGTAATTGGAAAAAATCCTAACCTAATCAAGCCAAATCAAGTATTACAACTTCCAATACCAACACCTGCTCCAGCACCTGCTCCAGCACCGGCACCTGCTCCCGCTCCAGCACCTGCTCCAGCACCTGCAGATAGTAGTGGATCATCTGGTAATCCCGTAGAGAAACCGTTAACTAAAGAAGAGCTTAAAAAACTTATACAATCTTTAATTATTGAAATTGAAAAAACTGGTACAAAAGATCCAGCTATATTAAAATTATTACAAGACGCAAAGGCATTAATTGGGTTAACTGGTAGCGGTGGCAACCCTGCAGGTTCAATCAGCGATGCTGATTTTTATCATAATATGGTAGATCAAACAAATATTCTACGGGGTAAAGAACGGGTAGTAAAACCGTAAACTAAAATGGCAAATATAGTTTGCCATTTTTTATTTCTGAGCTTGCATTACTAAGATAAGTAGTATACAATAGGCATATTATTAGGAGATTTATATGAGTGGTCGTTCATACGGTGCAGAAGAAAAGGCTAAACTAGAAAGATTAATTGCTGAAGGCTCAACAGTATTACGTGAAATTGAAGATTTACAAGAAGGTTTAAAAGAAACTGTTAAAGCAGTTGCTGAAGAACTACAAGTTAAACCATCCGTTATTAATAAAGCTATTAAGATTGCACACAAGGGCGACTGGGCTCAATATAACGAAGATTGGGAAGAAATTGAAGCAATTTTGGATATTACAAAACGTATCTAAATTTGTTATAATATAGACGGTAAGGCGGGCCATAATCCGCCGTATCGGTATTTGTCAGCCGAAAATGACATGGAGAAAAATTAATGAGCTATGTTGACGCATGGTTTGACCGCGACAATGATATTATCAAAGTCGTTGAAAGAAACTCTAAGGGTGAAAGAGAATTTAGAGATATTCCGGTCAAACATACATTTTATTATAAAGATCCTAGAGGAAAGTTTCAATCCATCTACGGTGATCCTGTAAGTCGTGTAGTATGTAAGAATACTAAAGACTTCCGCAAAGAGTTAGCAATTAACTCAGGCAAGCAGTTGTTTGAAGCGGACATTAATCCAATATTTGTAACACTAAGTGAGCATTACCTTAATCAAGACGCACCTAAACTAAATGTAGCGTTCTTCGATATTGAGGTGGATTTTGATCCGGAACGTGGATATGCTTCACCGGATGATGCATTTATGCCAATTACTGCGATTGCTGTTCATCTACAATGGTTAGACACTATGGTATGTTTAGCTATTCCTCCAAAAAAACTTCCAATGGAGGAAGCAAAGGAGATGGTTAAAGAGTTTCCAAACACTATGCTGTTTGATAACGAAGCAGATTTACTTGATACATTTTTAGATTTAATTAAAGATGCTGATATTTTAACTGGATGGAATAGTGAAGGTTTTGATATTCCGTATACTGTTAACCGTGTAACAAAAGTTTTAAGCAAAGAAGATACTCGCAGATTTTGTCTGTTCGATCAGTTGCCAAAAAAGCGAGAGTATGAAAAATTTGGTCGACAGGCTACAACTTATGATTTTGTAGGTCGTGTTCATTTAGATTCGTTAGAACTTTATAGAAAGTACACATATGAAGAAAGACACTCGTATCGATTGGATGCCATCGCAGAATATGAACTCGGTGAAAGAAAGACCCAGTATGAGGGAACTTTGGACCAACTATACAACAACGACTTTAAAACATTCGTCGAATACAACCGTCAAGACTGTGCGCTATTGGACAGACTTGATAAGAAACTAAAATTCTTAGATCTTGCTAACACACTAGCACACGAATGTACTGTATTGCTACAAACTACAATGGGTGCTGTGGCTGTTACCGAGCAAGCTATTATTAACGAAGCTCACAGACGCGGTTTTGTTGTTCCTAATCGTCCTAAAATGGATGAAAGAGAAAACGCACAAGCCGCTGGTGCGTATGTTGCTTATCCTAAAGAAGGATTACAGGATTGGGTTGGATCGTTAGATATTAATTCGCTGTATCCATCAGCGATTCGTGCTCTTAATATGGGGCCTGAGACAATTATAGGTCAACTACGTCCAACCATGACTGATGAATTTATTCAAAATCATATAGCAAAAGGTAAATCTTTTGCCGCGGCATGGGAAGGTGTATTTGGTAGTTTAGAATATACTGCTGTAATGTCACAAGAAATAGGCACAGATATTACTATTGATTGGGAAAATGGTGAAAGTGATATAGTAAGTGCGGCAGAAACCTACAGATTAATTTTTGAAAGTAACCAGCCCTGGGTTCTTTCGGCAAACGGTACTATCTTTACTTACGAAAAAGAGGGTATTATTCCAGGGCTACTAAAACGTTGGTATGCTGAACGTAAAGAGATGCAGGCCAAGTTAAAGGAGGCTATAAATGCTGGAAACAAAATTGAAGAAGAGTATTGGGATAAGCGACAATTGGTTAAAAAGATTAACCTTAACTCGCTCTATGGCGCCATTCTTAATCCTGGCTGTCGCTTTTTTGATAAGCGCATCGGCCAATCTACAACTCTTACAGGGCGACAGATCGCAAAGCATATGGCTGGAAAAGTCAATGAAATCGTTGCGGGAGAGTATAACCACGTCGGTAAAGCAATCATCTACGGAGACACCGACTCCTGTTATTTCTCTGCTTATAAAACGCTAAAGAAAGAAATTGACGCTGGACATATTCCCTGGACTAAGGAAACTGTTGTTCAACTATATGACCAAATTGGTGAAGAAGTAAACGCAACATTCCCTCAGTTTATGTTAGATGCTTTCCATGTACCTAAATCACGCGGGGAAGTGATCAAAGCAGGTCGTGAAATTGTTGGTAGTAAGAGTTTGTTTATTACTAAGAAACGTTATGCTGTTCTTTATTATGATAAAGAAGGTAAACGTACTGACGTTGAAGGTAAACCTGGCAAAATTAAAGCTATGGGCTTAGACCTTAAGCGTTCAGATACTCCAGAATTTATTCAAAACTTCTTAAGCGATGTTCTTGAAATGGTGTTAACTGGTGCTACAGAAGAACAAGTTCTAGAACACATTACTCATTTCCGCACAGCATTTAAGGCTCGCCCGGGTTGGGAGAAAGGTAGTCCAAAACGTGCTAACAATATTACAGAATACGAAGCTAAAGAAAAGAAAGCCGGCAAGGCAAATATGCCGGGTCACGTTAGAGCAAGTATTAACTGGAATACGCTAAAGCGAATGTACAATGACAAGTATTCTATGAACATTACCGACGGTGCAAAAGTTATTGTTTGTAAATTAAAACAAAATCCATTAGGATTTACTAGTGTTGCATATCCGGTAGACGAGCTTCGTTTGCCTCAATGGTTTAAAGATTTGCCTTTTGATCACGATGAAATGGAGGCAACAATTATTGATAACAAACTTGCTAACCTAATAGGCGTTCTTAACTGGGACGTCCAAAGCACAGAAGAAAAAAATACCTTCAACAGTTTATTTGAGTTCTAATATGAAGATAATTATTGCAGGATATGGGTTTGTAGGAAAAGCTATTGAGAATGCCCTCAAAAATATTCATGAAGTTGTAATCATTGACCCAGCATACAATAATGATAGTATAAAAAATCATTACGATGCGGATGGATTAATTGTTTGTGTTCCTACACCAACTACAGAAAACAACATTTGTGATGCTAGTATTGTTGCAAATGTACTCGATGAAGTTCCGGTGTTTATGCCTGTACTTATTAAAAGTACTGTAACTCCAGGTGTTGCTGAAGGGCTTGAAGAACTTTATAATAAACATAGTTTAGTGTTTAGCCCAGAGTTTTTAAGAGCTAAGACAGCAAATCAAGACTTTTTAAATCAAAGATATATTGTGTTAGGCGGTGAAGACCCAGAATGTTTTTGGCAGGACCTGTTCCAAACATCACTACCCAATTGCAATTTAATCTTTAATTGTACCTCAAAAGAAGCATGTCTTATCAAATATGCTTCTAATAGTTTTCTTGCTTTGAAAACATCATACTTTAATCAACTATACGATGTTTGCCAGTCTACTAATATGGACTTTGACGTTGTAAGACAAATCTTAACGCACGATACTCGAATTGGCCCAGATCATACAATGGTTCCTGGCCCAGACGGTGAGCGTGGGTGGGGAGGACATTGTTTTCCAAAGGACACATCTGCATTTGTTCAATGGACTACAGTAATAGAAGCACCAGTAACATTGGTAGAATCAGCTATCAATTACAATAAAAAAGTAAGAAAAACCTCTTGACTTTAACCAAAAACCTAAATATAATAGATAAACATGGAGACCATTATGAAAGATATTTTACAAGACTTAGTAGCACACACACATGCATTGGGATTTATTCCTCTAGTTAAAATCAGTTCCACTGATAATGCTACTGAAGTAGAAGCAATGGCTGAAGATCGTTCAGTTATTGTTAACGCAAAGACAAAAAATCCAGTGTCAGAATTTGAAGGTGTGTTTGGAATGCCTAATTTAAACAAATTAGCAATCCATCTTAACTGCCCAGAATACAAAGAAAAAGCAAAGATTACTGTTGTTAAGGCACAACGCAATGGAGAAGATATTCCAACCGGCTTGCATTTTGAAAATGAAGCAGGTGACTTTGAAAACGATTATCGTTTTATGAATACTGAGATTATTAACGAAAAATTAAAGTCAGTTAAATTTAAAGGTGCTAAGTGGGATATCGAGTTCCAACCTAGTGTTGCTAGTATTCAACGTTTAAAGTTTCAAGCAAATGCACACAGCGAAGAAAGTGTGTTCCAAGTTAAAACCGAAAATGATAACCTAGTGTTTAGCTTTGGTGATGCAAGTACACACGCAGGTGAGTTTGTATTCCAATCAGGTGTAACTGGTAAATTAAAACAAACATGGTCATGGCCTGTTGTTCAAGTTATGAGTATTCTTAACTTAGCCGGCGACATTACTATGCGTATTGCTGACGTTGGTGCTATGCAAATTACTGTTGATAGCGGGATTGCTGAATATAACTATATCCTTCCAGCACAAAGCAAGTAATGAATAGTATACAAATTTTATCTGCATGTTTAGCATTTTTAATTCTGTGTGGTATTGTATATCACCACACAGGATGGAACAATATTAAAGAATGTTATAACATGTGGTTTACAAAGGAATACTGGACCAACTATAATACTGTAGAGTTTTTAAGTTGGGCGGCTAAGGCTGTTATTATTATTCCTGGCTTAATATTTGGAATACAAATTTGGTGGTTGTACTTCTTAACTTTAGCTACTAGTCTTAGTTTAATTTGGGCTAGCAATAAAAAATTACTGCCGACACTAGTAGGATTTAATACAATATGGGTGTGGATCAGTTGCATGGTCTTAGCACAAAACTTAATTAAATGAATAAAAATTTAACCGCAACACAAAACGACTATGCTGTATTCTTACCAGCTACGTCAGGCTTTTATAGTACATTCATAGGTAAACAACGCTATGGAAACTATGTAGATCCTGCACGTATACCAAAAAGTTTTACCAATGGAGTAGAGGGCCTTAATTATCTTGATCCAGATAAAGGTATGTTCTATTACGATCATTGTTTATATTCAGCAGGTCATGCAAATTTAGACCTTAATAAACAAGATGAAAGTGAAGACATGTTCCGTAATCGCAATCGATCTACTAGTTGGGTACTAGGTGACTCGGGCGGTTTCCAGATCGGTAAAGGTGTTTGGCCCGCTGATTGGAAGGATCCTAATTGTCCCAAGGCTGCTAAAAAACGCAAACAGGTTTTAGACTGGATGGATGCGTTGATGGACTATGGAATGATTTTAGATATTCCAGCTTGGGTTGCTCGTAGTCCTGCAGGTAGAGCAGCAACAGGTATTAATAGTTATGCAGAAGCAGTTCAAGGAACTTATATCAATAACGATTATTTTATTAATAATCGAAATGGTAACTGTAAGTTCTTAAATGTGCTTCAAGGTGAAAATCATGCAGATGCTGAAGATTGGTATCAGCGTATGAAGAAGTATTGCGATACTTCTATCTACGGTGATCGTGCATTTAATGGTTGGGCTATGGGTGGACAAAATATGTGTGATATCCACCTTGTATTGAAAAGATTAGTTGCATTACGGTTTGATGGCTTGTTAGAAAAAGGCCAACATGACTGGATGCACTTCCTAGGCACCTCTAAATTAGAGTGGGCAGTTCTATTAACTGATATTCAACGAGCAGTGAGGAAATACCATAATGACCAATTTACCATCTCTTTTGATTGCGCCAGTCCGTTCCTTGCAACAGCAAACGGACAAATCTACATCCAAACAGAAACAGAAGACCGTACAAAATGGGTCTACCGTATGCAGGCTTCTGCAGACGACAAAAAATATGCAACAGACACAAGACTCTTCAAAGACGCAGTAGTACAAGACGGTATTTTTACTAACTTTGAATCAAGTCCGGTTATCGATCAATGCGAAATTAAAGATATTTGCATTTATAAGCCAGGCGATCTAAATAAAATAGGTAAAGAAGGCAAGACTTCGTGGGATAGCTTCAGCTATGCTATTATGATGGGGCATAATGTTTGGATGCACGTTAATGCTGTTCAAGAAGCCAATCGTCAATATGACTTAGGAAAAGTACCAAGTATGCTAGTCCAAGAAAAATTCAATCGCATTTACTTTAAAGATGTTATTGAAGCCATTTTTGCAACTAGTGTAAGAGCCGAAGCGGAAGAAATTATTGAAGAATTTGATAAGTTTTGGCAAAGTATTATTGGTACACGTGGTGCCACTGGTAAGAAAACGGTTAATGCTAGTACACAGTTTGCCGTTTTGTTTGACGAAACTGATGACAATTCAGTACAATTAGAGCACGATGAAGAATTCACTGAAGAAGAAGAATTAAAATTAGACCAGCTAGAATCACAGGTAAAAGAATGACATTACCAGACGAACGTTACAGGGCCGTTAAGCAAACAAAACAGTTTCTTATTGATCTTTGTAGTCCCGATAGAACTCCACGGATACCTAAATCTATAAGACAGCAAGCTAATAGCCTATTACGACACTATCCTAGCGATTGGGATATGGATCGTGCGTCTTTAGGTGCTCCGGATGTATTTCAAAAACAAATGGAAGTAGTTACACGACTGTTTAAGCAATACGAGGAAAGTAAAAAGAATGAAGCGTAATTATGAATCCGGTACGGCAGATAATGTAGATTTCTTTATTGGAAAAGAAGTTGAACATACTCCTGCATTTGGCATGAGAACGTTGTTTGTAACAGGAATTCAAAATGAACAAGTGATTGAACACTTGCTCGGAGATGAAAATGCGTTACTTGATACAAGCAAACATATTAAACATATTTTCTTTGGTGCTAATCATAGTTTTAATCCAAAGCACAACGATTACGAGGGTTGGAAGCAATGGGAAGATATGATTATACACTTCTTAGACCAAGATTACCTATGCAGTTTAGATATCCCGTTAAGTGCTGTTGAAGAATTCCACGACGGTGGCCTTTGCGAATTCAATAATTTTATTCCACAAATTAGAGTTCCAATCCCCTATATTAAATTATGGAATTATAATACAATGCTTAAAATCGATGATAAAGATTTTAAAGCAACTAATCCCGGTGTATGGTCCCACAGTCTACATACACTAATGGATCGTAGTAAGTTCACAGACTGGTCACAATATAAAAACGATATTATTATCAAATGATTATCAAGCAAGACATTAGGCCCAATAAAATGATATGGGTTACCTTTCGTAAAGAAGGAATTCATAAGTATCCAGCGGCATTAGAAGACCCTACACTTAAAACAGGAGATGAATACGATGTATCGTTCCTTGGTTATCCTCACCGTCATATCTTTCATTTCAGGGTGTGGATCAGTGTGCAACACAATGACAGGGACATCGAATTCATCCAGTTCAAACGATGGCTCGAGTCGCTGTATAATGGTCAAGGT